AAGATTACAACGAAAATATTACAAGAAAATATAGACAAGCCGGTGTTACAACAGTAACGGCTGCTTGGTTATCAAAAAAATTACAATTAGCAAAACCAGATAATCCTGAGAGAGTTCTACTTATTGCAAACAAACGTGATACTGCGGTGGAGATGGCTAATAAGGTTAGACATTTCTTAGAACAATGGCCTGAATGGATTAATGTTGGGTTCTCACCCGATAAAAACTCAGAAAGTAGATTTAGATTAAACAATGGATGTGAGGTTAAGGCGGTTGCAACATCAGCGGATGCCCTTCGTGGTTACACACCTACCATACTTGTATTTGATGAGGCGGCATACATTGAAGCGGGAGATGATTTTTGGGCGGCCTCTATGGCGTCCCTATCAACGGGTGGTAAGATTATTCTTATCTCAACTCCAAATGGTTACGACCCCATCTATTATGGTGTTTACGACCAAGCATTACGTGGAATCAATGATTTCCATATAACCGATTTAAGATGGTTTAAAGACCCTCGTTACACCAAAGATTTACGTTGGATAAAATGTCAAGACATCTGTCATTACATGTTAAATAGAGAACAATATAATGATGATGAAGTTGTTCTACATGATTTTGACATGAAAGAATATCTAAAACTTTTAGAAGACGGTTATAAACCATTTTCATCTTGGTTTGAGTCAATGTCTAAGAAATTTAAATATGATAGACGTAAGATAGCTCAGGAGTTGGAATGTGATTTCTTAGGTTCGGGAGATGGTGTTATTCCTGGCGATATTCAAGAGAATATTGCTAAGAACATGATAAGAGAACCAATTGAAAAATACATGCAAGCCACATTTTGGCAATGGAAAGAACCAATCATCGGTCATCGTTATATTATGGGGGTGGATGTGAGTAGAGGAGATAGTGAGGATTTTTCAGCAATATCAATTATTGATTTTGATGATAGAGAACAGGTTGCGGAATATATTGGTAAAATACCTCCTGATGATTTAGCTGCCGTTGCATATAAATGGGCTATTTTATATGGTAATGCGTTTATTGTTACGGATATTACAGGTGGTATGGGTGTTGCCACATCAAGAAAATTAACTGAGTTAAACTATAAGAATGTTTACATTGAAGGAGTTAATACTCAAAACATTTGGGACTATAACGCCAAAGCGATGGAGAAAATACCAGGACTTAACTTCAATAATAAAAGAACTCAAATTGTTGCCGCATTTGAAGAGCAACTTAGGAAGGGATTTATTGTTAGATCTGCAAGATTATTAAACGAACTCAATACGTTTGTTTACATGAATGGAAGACCTGACCATATGAAAGGTTCACACGATGATGCCATTATGGGTATGTCAATGGCATTATACGCTGCAGACGTATCTTTTAACTTATTACAAAAGAATGAAAATGCTAACAAAGCAATGTTAGATTCTTGGACAATGAGTGAACGTACATACGAACCAAATAAGTCTTTTTACTCATATGGGACCGCTTTCGACCAAATAGGATCAATGGGGTTTGACGATAATCCAGCATTTAAAGATATACGTAACGTACCCGGTAAGAACCAATATCAAGAATATAATTGGTTATTTGGAAGATCAAAATAATGTTCCAATTACTAATAATTTAGTTTATATTATAAAGAAAAGTATTTATAGATATGGCAGAACAGAATTACACCGTCTTTCAGAAACTAACAAGAATGTTTGGTTATCCGGGTCAATCGATTAAGGATAAAACACCATCTTTTAATTTTAACAAAGATGAGTTATTAAAAACAGATAGTAGAGAAGACTACGAAAAGGCGATGTTGCAAGCACAACAATCGCAATACATTGCAGATAAATGGACCAAGTTAGACCAATCGGTTTATAATCAATCTGTTTATTACGAACCAAATAGATTGGCAGCATATTATGACTACGAGTCTATGGAGTTTACTCCTGAAATTTCAGCGTCGTTAGACATATACGCTGAAGAATCTACAACAATGTCCGAAAAGGGTGAAATATTAACCATATATTCAGAATCAGATAGAGTTAAAAGTATTTTAGTGGACTTATTTAATAATAAGTTAGATATAAATACCAATTTACAAATGTGGGCAAGAGGTCTTTGTAAGTATGGTGACGATTTTGTTTATTTAAAAATTGATCCAGAAAAGGGTATTATTGGTTGCCAACAATTACCGAATATTGAAATAGAGAGGTTAGAGGGTGCAACAGGAAAAAGTCCAAATCAAAGTTCTGATTTAAAACTACCAACAAGAGAATTAAGATTTACTTGGAAGAACAAAGATATGGAATTCCAAGCTTGGGAAGTTGCTCACTTTAGATTATTGGGTGACGATAGAAAGTTACCATATGGTACTTCTATGTTAGATAAGATTAGAAGAATTTGGAAACAACTTTTACTTGCTGAAGATGCAATGTTAATTTATAGAACATCAAGAGCACCTGAAAGACGTGTGTTCAAGGTGTTTGTTGGTAATATGGACGATAAAGATATTGAACCATATGTACAACGTGTTGCCAATAAATTTAAAAGAGACCAAATACAAGACCCACGTAATGGTAACGTGGATATGAGATACAATCAAATGGCTGTAGACCAAGATTATTTCATACCTGTTCGTGACCCGTCACAAACAAATCCAATCGAAACATTACCAGGAGCTCAGAACTTGGGCGAAATTGCAGATATTGAATATATTCAAAAGAAATTATTGGCGGCTTTACGTATCCCTAAAGCTTTCTTAGGTTTTGAAGAAGTTGTTGGTGATGGTAAGAATCTTGCATTGATGGATATTCGTTTTGCAAGAACAATCAATAAAATACAAAAATCGTTAATTCAAGAATTAAATAAAATTGCATTAATGCATCTTTATTTATTAGGATTAGAAGATGATTTAAATAGTTTTTCATTATCGTTAACTAACCCATCACAGCAATCAGATTTATTAAAGATTGAAACATGGAAGGAAAAGATTACTCTTTACAAAGATGCGACATCTGATCAATCTCAAGTAGGTATCTTACCAGTATCACATACATGGGCTAAGAAAAATATCTTAGGTATGAGTGATAGTGAGGTATTACTTGATTTACAACAACAACGTTTAGAAAGAGCGGTAGGTTTTGAATTACAAAATAGTCAACTTATTATTAAACGTTCTGGTGTATTTGATGAGGTTGATAAGAAATATGGAATTCCTGAAGAGGAGAGAGCGGCAGCAGAAGCAGCAGCATCCGGAGGTGAGGGTGCTGGTGGAGACATGGGAGGAATACCACCACCTCCAGCGGCGGGTGGAGGAGGAGAAGCTCCTTTAAGTGAAGCAACATCTAAAAAATCAAAAATATTAGGTATGTTAGGTGAAGAAAAAGAAGATTTTAATGTTTTGTTTGACATGGAAAAGGCACAACAGAATATTTATGAAATAGAAAATAAATTGAACGATATTTTAAACGACTAAAAATGAACAAATTTGGGGCACTTAAATCTAAATTATTAAACAAATTGACTGAATCTTATGCAAATGAAAATAAGACAGAAATTAAGAATATATTAGCCACAATCAAAGAAAACAAAGACTTTAAAGAAATGTACTTGTTTTACGAAGAAATTGAAAACAAATATATTGAGGATAAAGAAACAGCAAAATTATATGTTGAGGGATTAAATACATATTTTGGTCAACCAATAGGTAATTGGGATAGTTTAAATATGTTTTGTGAATCTTTAAATACTAAATTAGGTGAGGTTGAAATCGAAACTAAAGAATTATATGAATCTTTAGATATGTTATCAGAAAAAGATTCATTATCAAATATTGAAAAGAAAGTTATTGCAAAAAAGAAATTAGTAGAACATTTAACAACTAAAAAGGAAATTAAAGAATCTAAAGATTCGACTGTTGTTCCTAACGAAACATTACTACAAGCGGTATTAGCAAACAATTTTAACGTATTATATTCTAACACATTATCAGAATCACAAAAAGAAGAATTAAAAAATATTTTATCAATTTCTTATGATGATTTAATTACTAAGAGCAATGAATTACAAGAATCAATCATTAATCAGGTATCTACACTTTTAAGTGAATCGAACGACCCCGATTTAACCACTAAACTAAATAAAGTAAAAGATGAAGTTAGTCAAATGACAACATCTAAGTACAACTACTACAGATTAACAGAATTAAAAAATGGTCTTAATTAAGACCATTTTTTATTTGTTGAACATATACCGCTTTTAAAACTTCCTTCCTTTTAGTGACTGAAGGTTTAACAAATTCCTTCCTTTCCCTCAATTTTTGAATTTGCTTAGTTTTTTGAACTCTATTCTTATAGGTTCTTAATGCTGTTTCGATACTACGTTCTTTTGTTACGTCAATTATTATCATAATATATAATTATACCACAAATATATAAAATATTTTGGATTTACAACATTTTTTTCATATATTTTAATAACACCATAAAATAAAGATAATGAATAAAATTAATGAAAACAGGTAAGTATATCCCATTAGGGACTTACAACAATGTAAAGTATGGTTATGGTACAGTAGACTTTAAAAATCTTAAAACTATTTATGTAAAATTAAATTCTTGGTTGCAACCAGAAAATGAAACTGACGATTATGACTATCTAATTTCAAAATCAAGAAGAAAAATAAAAGAATTAATTTATAATTTAAACAATTCAAGTTTTAAACAACAATCAATTGTTGATTTAGATATAAGAACCAAAGGAATTAAGATTGAAAAAAAGTCTTTTATGAATTTAGAAATAACTTTATATGTTGAAAAGCAATTCGATATTAGATCAAAGGAAATAAAAACATTTATCACAGATTTGACCGAATCCGTTGTTGAGGATGGTTTAATTGATAAAAAACTATTCAATTTTTACAAAAGCAAGAAATAACCTTGGTATTGATGTATTTATAGTAATAAAATCTATAAATGAAGATATTAGGACCAAACGAAACGGGTAGAGGAATTTTAATAGAATATGACGCAGGTCATGTTTCTCCCGAACAAAACAAGAAAATTATTTCGGAAATGAGGGATATGGACTTTTCACAAGACCTTATCCTTTATGCCGTTTTACAAAAATACGACACTCCAAATAAGAACGGAAGGATTTATCCTGAGATGTTACTTAAAAGAGAAAACGAAAAATACCAATCACTTATTAAGAAGGGAGGAGCATTAAACGAACTTAATCACCCTTCATCATCTCTTATCGATTTAGATAGAGTTTCTCATTCAATTCTTGAAACTTATTGGGACGGAAAAATCCTTATGGGTAAAATAAAATTATTCACTTCGCCAGGATGGAAGAAGATGGGTATTGTATCCACTAAGGGTGACCAAGCGGCTATGTTAATTATGAACGGAGCTACTTTGGGTATATCCTCTCGTGGTGTTGGTTCCTTAAAAAACATTAAAGGTCAAAACATTGTTCAGGATGACTTTGAATTGGTATGTTTTGATTTAGTGTCATCCCCATCAACTCCAGGTGCATACATTTTTAGTGACCCCTCAGATAGGGACCAATATCAAGAATCAGAAATTAAAAAACCCGCGGTTGATGATAGAATGTCCAAACTTATGGGAAAATTAGATACTTTTTTGAGTAAATAACCAATTTTATAGGGATACAAATATTAAAAATAAGACTTTTTATTAAAGTCGTACTATTTATTAGATAATAAAACAAAATTTCACAATGACTGAAAAATCAATTTTAGAACAAGCGTTACTTCAAGTACAAACACTTGAAGAAGCAGTAAAGCAAAATGCAAAGGGTATACTTGCTTCAACCATGAAACAAGAACTGAATGACTTGCTTAAAGAATCATTGGAAGAAGAGGATGAAACTAAAATGCCGATGGGTGAACAACCTGAGGATGAAGTTGATCCTGAAGAAGAGGAAGACGATATGTCAGATGACGATGCAACAGCAGACGACTCTGAAAATGATACAGACCTCGATAACGAACCAAACAAAGACATTGAAGGATTAGATTCTGAAGATGATGAAGAAGGAGATGAAGATCTCGCTTTACCACCAGCAGAAGAAGGTTCTGAAGATGAGGACGTAATGGATATGACCGGTGCTTCAGATGATGAAGTATTAAAAGTTTTCAAAGCGATGAAACCAGAAGATGGTATTGTAGTTAAGAAAGACGGAAATAACATTGAGTTTGGTGACGGAGAAGACGATTATATTATCAAACTTGATGATGAAATGGAATCTGACTCTGAGTTTAATGCTGAACCCGAATTCGGTACTGAAGAAGATGAATTTTCAGAAATGGATATGATGGGTGATGATATGGAAACTGATGAGGAAGAAACAATTTACGAAATTGAGATTGATGAAGAAGAAGATGAAGAAGAAGTTGCTGAAGGTGATGAGATGGAAATCGAAGCTACTGAAGCAGCAAGAACATTTGGAACGGGAGTTAGGGGACCATCTCAAAAAACAAAATACAAGACTGGTCGTCACGAAATGAACGAAGAAGTTGAAAAGTTAAAGAAACAAAATTCTGAATACAAGAAGGCTTTAGTTTTATTCAAAGACAAACTTAACGAAGTTGCTGTGTTTAATGCAAACTTAGCTTACGCTACACGTTTATTTACTGAACACTCTACTACTAAACAAGAGAAATTGAACATATTAAAGAGATTTGATTCAGTTTCAACGATGAATGAATCTAAAGGTTTATTCAACACAATCAAATCTGAATTAGGTACAAAAACAACAGTTACCGAGTCAGTAGTTGGAAAAATCTCTAACACCCCATCTACATCATCATCTCAAGAAGTGTTATCAGAAGCTAAAGCTTATGAGAATCCACAATTCAGAAGAATGAAAGATTTAATGGGAAAAATAAAATAATAAATTAAACAAAAAAACAAAAACATACAAAATGGGAGCATTATTAGAATCAGGTATGGTAGGTAACATCGGTCTTAAGCACCTTCGTGTTATCAAAGAAGATACCATCAGAAAATGGGATGACTTAGGCTTTTTAGAAGGTCTTGACGGTCACCAAAAAGATAACATCGCGCAATTATATGAAAACCAAGCGTCTTATTTAATCAACGAAGCAGCAGTAGCTGATGCGTCTGGTTCATTCGAGACTGTGGTTTTCCCAATCATTCGTCGTGTATTCTCTAAATTATTAGCTAACGACATCGTGTCAGTACAAGCTATGAACTTACCAATTGGTAAATTATTCTTCTTCATTCCTAAAATTCAGGAAAGAAACGGAGCAGGTCACTATTCTCCATATGGTATGCCAGGTGCTGGTGGAAGCGCCGCAACTGGTTACACAGGTGGTAACTTATATGACAGATTCTACGAAGCAGGTGATGGTAACAGTCCTGATACAGGTCTTTTTGATTACTCAAAAGGTCAATATTCAGCTGTAACTTTAACCGCTGTTTCTGCTGTTACTTTCAGTAATGGTTCAGTTTCTGCAATTGCAGTTTCTGGTGTTACTGGTTCATCAAACGCACAATCATCTTTAATCTTGAAATTTACAGGATTTGCAAAAGATGGTCAAGGTAAATTAATCGGACCAAATGGTAACGCAATGGATACTGAAGAATTTTTAGCATCAGCTGAAGTTAAATACTTAACTGACTCTAAGAACTTCAACGTTGTTACTCAGAAGTATGGTAAAGGTATTGTTGAATATGGTTCAACTGCATCTTCTACTAACTACCCTTCAGGTAACTACAATGATATCTGTGATGCTGATGGAGTTATCTACGTAAGTGTTGATATGCAGAACTACAGTGCAACATCTGGTTTCTCTAACATCACATTACCTACAGGTACAACTATCGGTGATTTCACATTAACTTTCAGAACTTATGATACTTTAGAATTTGAAGATCAAATTGGTGAAGTTTCTTTCGATTTACAATCAGTAACAGTTTCTGTAACTGAAAGAAAATTAAGAGCTACATGGTCTCCTGAATTGGCTCAAGACGTTAGTGCATTCCACAACATCGATGCTGAAGCTGAATTAACAGCTTTATTATCTGAGCAAATTGCAGCAGAAGTTGACCGTGAAATTTTACGTGATTTACGTAAAGGTGCAGCTTGGAAAGCTAAGTGGGATTACAATGAGTGGAAATACGGTGGAGCATCAGGTGCTACATTACAAGGTTACACTCAAAAAGATTGGAACCAAACTTTGGTAACTAAGGTTAACCAAATTTCAGCTCAAATCCATAAGACTACATTAAGAGGTGGTGCTAACTGGATCGTTGTTTCTTCAGAAGTTTCTGCAGTATTCGATGATTTAGAATATTTCCACGTATCTAACGCAGCTCCTGAGCAAGATTCATACAACATGGGTATCGAGAAAATCGGTTCTCTTGCTGGAAGATATCAAGTATATCGTGATCCTTACTTCCCAGCTAGCAAGATCTTAATTGGTCACAAAGGTAAATCACTATTGGACGCTGGTTACATCTACGCTCCATATGTACCTTTACAATTAACTCCAACAATGTACAATCCGTTCACAATGACTCCTATCAAAGGAATCATGACACGTTACGCAAAGAAAATGGTAAACAACCGTTACTTTGGTGTAATCGACGTGAAAGGTATCACTACATTCTCTTTGGATACATTAAGATAATCTTAATAGGATTGAATATAAAAACCCTCGAAGAAATTCGGGGGTTTTTTGTTATTGGAATATTCCAAAAAATTAGTTATATTTGCATTATGAGTGAAGTGGACTACACTAAATTAAGGTTAGATGTCTTAGAAAAAATGATACATTCTAGAGGTATAGAATGTAAGATGAATAAGACCGAAATGATTAGGACGTTGAAACTCGACGATGAGGGAAAGTATATTCCACCAATGAAAGAGACAACGTATGAAAAATCCGATGGAGGGTTTATTGTTAGTGTAGATTTATATAATCGTTCACATTTAATACAACTTGGGAACTTAATTTTAAAGAAAGAAGCAAAAAACTTACACAGGTACGCAACCGGTATGTTATATTATTGGGTGAAACAAAAATTAATTTAATATGAATTGGATAGAGTATTTTTTACAGATTGCTGAGGTGGTAAAACTCAAATCTAAGGACCAATCTACACAGATAGGTGCCGTTGTAGTCGGTGAGGGTAATAACGTCCTTTCTACGGGTTATAATTCATTCCCAAGGGGTTTAGACGATTCATTACAAGAACGTCAGGAAAGACCCGAAAAATACTTCTGGATGGAACATGCCGAACGTAATGCAATTTATAATGCGGCATTAGAAGGTGTATCGTTGAAAAACTCAACAATCTACTTAACATCGGGATTACCTTGTATGGATTGTGCCAGAGGAATTGTTAATTCCGGTATAAAGACGGTATATTGTAAGGAAGTCTGTACTACTAAAAATAAAGAAAAGTGGGATGAATCCCAAAGTAAGGCTAAACAACTTTTAAATGAGTGTGGGGTTAATCTTATTTATTATTGAGAATCAGGTATTTTAGTATCCTTTATAAATTTTTTGTAAGAATCTTTATATGATTTTTGACTTTCATCGTTAATATCTTTAGTATACTGCCAGTTCCAATATATATCATCGTTTGGTTTGAAACCATAAAATGAATGAACTTGTTTTTGTAAATCAACAACGTTACTTCCATTCCAATTATGTCCAGTACAAATGTATCCAGATTCGATATCTTTTACTATGTTAGACTCATTATGTACCGTATGTCTATTTTCAACCCAATTAAGTCTTTCAATTAGATTTTGATAATACATATTTGTTTGTCCCCACCTTATTGAACTAAAAAATATAACCGAATCTGATTCAAATAGTTCTTTGGATATTTTCCAAAGTTCATCTGATTTGTTATTGATACTCGCCCAACATCTGTGATGACCTGAAGGATTTTTATCCTTGTCTTCAAGTTTGGATTTTAATACTCCACATGAATCTCCGTCTTTTCTTGATACGTTACCTTCACATGGAAATATCTTAAGTTCAGGTACGTCTATTAATGTTGACTTATCACCCAATTCATCATTAAGATACATTGCAATCATTTTAGATTTTGGTATATCAATATTATTTTTGTCCCAATTATGTCTATTAGAACAACTTAATAGTAAAACTTTTTTCTTATTTTTAAGAACATCCAATGTTTTCTTTAAAGATTTCCAAGCATCAGATTGTACCATCTCTTCCGAAATCATCATTTCTCTAATCCTTTGTATGTTCTCTTGTAAGTTCATTAAAATTTTATATTTTATCTACGGCACCTGTGAATTTATGACATTTTTCAGATACACCACCTTTATCGTGGTCAGTAATAGATAATTTCACATTATCGTAATGAACGATTATATCAGGATGATGATTTTGTTTATCTGCGATTTTCATAACTGAATTAACAAATGGTATAACTTCTTTGTAGTTTTTGAAGTGATATGTTTTGGTAAGTTTATTATTACCCTCTTTCCAATCACTTTTATTTATAATCGTTCTTTTCTGTTCCTCGGTTATAATGTATTTCATAAGTTAAAATTTTACCAAGTACGACAAGCCCAATATCTTGGTTTCCAACGAGGACCTGGATTATCACAATTCATACGAGCTCTAAATGACTTACGTCTTGCGGGGTTATTCTTTTTGATAACCATTCGTTTACCTTTAGCGGATTTACCACCAAAACCGAAATTTACCTTAACAACCTTACCCTTGTCGTTCTTGACATACACTTTAAACTTTTTAATATCACCTTGCATGATTTTTCCAAGTTGAACTTTACGTCCTTGATATTCAGCCTCATTTAACATATTGGTCGACTCAAAATTTGTGTTTTGAACGGAACCCGATTCATCTTCATAAATTAAAACTGGCGTATCTTCGTTATATTCAAAAAGTCTTTGAAATTGTTCTTCAGATATTTGAATAATTGTTCTTTTTTCTACACCTTCAGATAATCTATCAAATTCTTTATATCTAAAAGGATTAGACATTCTTTCTGGTTGACTAAACAATCTTTTTTTTCTTGTAAACGCAAAACTTCTACTTCTTTCATCAACATTTTGTTGTTCGTCAAATTTTGTCATTGTTGGTTTATTACCTTTTCCAATTTTAGGGTCCTTTCTTTCTGCACTTCTTTTTTGAGATGTCATCGCCTTCTTTTCCTTTTTATCATATGAAGAGGCAACTTTAGGAGTATCTTTTGACACTTTTTTTGATGGTCTACATTTTGGATATCCTTTCCTTCCTTTTTCACCATCAGCATCACTACGTCCACAAGGTGGATGTTTACCATTAACTTTTTTACTTACATCTACCCATTTTTCTTTAAACCACCTACCTAAATCTTCTTGTAATACCTCACCATTATTGATGGATAATTTAATGTATTGTAGATCTTCTTCGTTTATGTGTATTTTCATGATTTACTTTTTACCGCTACAATATGAACCCGAACATTTTTTTTTACCATCTAATCCTTTTATTTTACCTTTACAAACTTGTACAGCATAACCATTCGCATATGCCGATGGATAAACTTTAAATTTAGATTTTGCAGCAGATAAACCTCTTGAACAAAGTTTATTACTCTTTTTTTCCGCTTCTGACAAATTCTTTTGTTCAAAGTAACCATCAATAAAGTTAGCCACTTCTTCAATATCATCTTTAGATGTAGTTATATGGTCACCCGCCCACGCGTGTTCACCCGTAACTAATTTTGGAAAATCAGATTGGTGTTTATAGGACAATATCTTTTCGATATCATTCTTAATTTGAACTAAGTTGGATAAAACCATGTAAGTTCCGTCTTCAGATATGTGTGATTCTTGTTCCTTTACCACTTTTTTTAAATGTTTCTTAATTAATTCAGTTATATTCATAATAATAAATAGTTTTATTTTTCAGATACTATCTCAAATTTTATTGTTTCGTTATAGAATATCTCCTCTGTATGAGTTTTTCCCTTTATTTCGACCATATATTCTCTCGGTATCATAAATGAAGTGTCAAACACAAATGAGTTTTCGTTTGTTACATCAAGTTGTGTCCAGTCGTAAACAACAACATCGGTTCTACCTTCTTTAATGAAAATTCTATAGAATACTTCATCAAATAAAACTGATTTTGGTTCATTTATTGACCTAAATGTAACAACCACTTTTCTTTTTTCTCCCCTTAATATTTTTTCATTTTGTTTCAATCCGAAAAATTGAATAACGTATCTTTGTAATTCTGTTTGATTTTCACCAATTGTAAATCCGGCAGTATAAGGTTTTGGTACAAATTTTTGACTAACGTTACTTATTGACACCCCATTAAGGAGTAGTCCTTTCCATTTATCAATATAGAACCTTTTTCCGTCACACAAGACACCTTGTAAACCAAATGTAACCTTATATATTCCTTTTCGTATTTTATTTGTTGTAAGTCCTGTTAATCCACTAATTGGTGTTCCACTATTATCAGTAATGTCAACTGTTGGTAATGAATCTAAATCATAGTAATTAGTTCCCTTTGTAACATGTAGGTATAAATTCTGTGTTTGTTTTTCAATAAAATTATGTCTATTATCTTCTATTCTATCTTGAAACACAGATTCAACAAACGGTTCAAAGAATGTTTGTGTGTATTTTGTAAAAAACGCCACAGATTGGTCAATTTCAGGTGTGATATTTTGATATATTACTTCAAAAGCAATTCCTAACCCGTGATTTGTATTCCCCGATAAAATTATACCATTTATATAACTTGTAATATCAACATCTAAATTTTCATTACCATTATCAAAATGGGCGGTGGTAACAATAACAGGGTCGGTACTATAAACACCCTGACTTGACCATTGATTCAATGTGGTTTTATTAAACCAGTTAGATGGTCTCTCATCAAATGTACTATTACCTGCAGTAAAGTCATATTCACTATCTTGGTAATCAAAACCTAAACCTTCGTCCCAAAACTCACTTATTTTAAAAACTATTAGATTAAATGAAGTTGCACGATTTCTACCAGTGGTTCTATTCTGACCCTTTAATCCCTCGTCACCAAATATGGTATTGGTCATTTTTAAATAATGTTTAGTATTTTGGTCAATAACCAAATCACCATTATTTATTTTACCTTGTAAATCTGTAAGATTAACTTTAAATAAAAATTTAGAAAATCCTGAACCATAGAAAATCTCAGTAGTTGGGTTTTTAGCCGTGTTTACCTGAGAATTCTTGATTATCGTGTTGTTTTTTTCAAAATATGAACGGAAATATGACATCTTCTTTATTAATAAATATCAAATTAGTTGATTCTAATTGAATTATTTAAAATATCTTGTTTCATTGTTTCCATTAACTTCATTAAATTAATATAATTTGGGTCACTCGGTACTGGAGGACCGACTAAATTGTGTTGGTGACTGAATATTAAATTAATTATGGACTCAATAAGTCTAATAAGGGTTTCACCTCTAACTGACGAATATGTGTGAGGTAAAATGTCATTCATGTAATTTTCCTGACTTAATTCATATTTTTCCAATTTAGAAAAATCTATCGCAATTTGTTTTTCAGGGGGATTAGACTCTGGAGATAACAAAAATATTTTATCCGATTTCAAAGATGAGAAAGTTTGTTCGGAACTTGGTGTGTCTCTTAATTTTGTAACAGTTTTAGTTATAGGTTTGGTTGCTGGTGACATTTTTGTTTTATCATAAACTAACCCACTTTTAGGACCAATTCCAGACGCTAAAATAATATTATTGAATATGATTACCCTGTTGTTTATTTCATCTTGAGTTGTCAATATAGAATTTACACAAGATAATGTTGGTCTAAAATAAAATGGATGTAAATCAACACTTGAAAATGGTAGTGTTGGATCTATATGAAAAAGACTTGTTTTATTGTGTATTTTCTTTAAGGTATGTCTAATTTTTTTATAGATACCATTTACTCCATTAGACAAAATATCCGATACGAATACAGTAAATGTTGGTTCTGTTGTTCCCGTTGTTATTAATTGAGTACTACCCGTAATAATTGGTGAATTTTCTAATTTTGGATTATTTGTGTTATATATGTTACCATAGACTGTCTGTTTAGCATTATCAAAATCTTTAATTAGATATACATAGAAACTAATAATTGCGTTACTACCATCAAATTTATCAATACTATATTCTATTATAGATTTTAAATTTTTAGACTCAGTAATAAGTTCAGTTGTGGTCTCATCATAATATTCTAATTTATTAGTATATTTTTTAAGGTGAAGTGTTGCCATTTTATTTGACATGTATGGCTTATTAAACATGTTTGGTTCTTGAGCAACCATCGTTTTTGGTACAAACTTACCTCCTCTTAAAGATAGTCCGTTTTCTGTAAACAAAACGTCTGAACCATTTTTACCATATACGGCATAATCTTCATATTTTGCAATTGACGATTTTGCAAAGGTATCAATAATTTGGCCATCTTTTTGATTAACGATTTTGGGTAATTCTGAATCGGCACCTCCGTATGTTGTGTTTTTAACTTGGGACGCATATACTTGTGTGTTAAAATCATGTGTTGTGGTAAATGGTCCAGAAATATATTCTCTATTTACTGTGTCTTTAATCGGGTCATAATTGATGATTTTAATTGATTGTCCGATTAAGGGTACATAGTTTATATTAGCGGGTAAAAATGGAATAGCAATAAAAGGGTCTTTGTCGTCCCATGGTTCATATTTTAAAGCACCAGCAGAAGGTCCAGAACCGTTACCAAATGTTTGGATACGTATTCTACCTAACCCCAACGGGTCTCTATTATCTGAACATAGACCCAGTTCAATAATTCTAGTGCTCACATCACTCATTTCTTAATTCTTTTTTCTATTTCATCGTTTATTTCATTGAACAATTCTTCAACACTATCAAGATGTCTTGTTAAATCAATGATTAATGTTTTTGTTTTTTCAAATTCATCATTCAATTCATTTATTGCAAGAAATAAATCTTTATTTGATTTATTTTTAACATCGCTAATAACTTCAATAATTTTTTCTTTATCCATATTAAAATGTACCTCCTCCTACTGTTAATAATCCCGGTGGAATAAATACCGCACCAACGAATGGACTTGGGTGTGGTATAATAACCGAAGTATTACTTGCGGCTATGAATCCATTTGTATCTTGTTCTTCCACGTGACCACTTATTACTGATTTTACTAAATCAATTATTTTATTATCCTCACCAAATATGGGTGAGGTTGAAACACCAGATTCTTCCAATTTTTCAATTGCACGAATCACCGCACCATCTTCACTATATCCAGGTTTTTGTAAGAAAAATGGTAATAAAAAGGTACTAATTCCGGCAGTTGCGAACCCACCACCAAAACCTGATAAAGCTAAATCAATTGCTTTATTTATTAAACCATATAAGTCTTTACAAGTATCAAAACCACTTTCAAGTATTTTTGTTAAAATTGCAATTAATGATAATAAAATTAATCGATATCTTTTACCTTTCTTTTTTAATATTGTTGCAGCAATGTCAACTAAAAATACCAATAAATCTTTTTTAACTCTTCTCCAAAATTCATTAATAAATTTCCATAATAATTTTGTAATAATTTCATTAAATAATTTATATAAAATTTTCATCATTTGTTTAGCGGTTTTTATTACCCCACCAACACCTGTAACTAAAACTTTATAAACTATTATGAATGGTAAAAAATATTTTGGGGTTAATAAAGAACCGATAAGTGCCTTGGGTAAACTAAGTATGAAAGTATTTAAAATTGACAAATGAAAATTATCTGGAGGTATTGAACCTTCAGACTGATTATGAGCATCGGACGCAGCATTAAATAAAGCATCATTTACTGAATCATTTAAATTACCGTCATCATAAACAAAATCTTCGAAATGTGTTGGGTTTATGGGTATTTTAAAATTATTACAATCTCTAAACTTTAGTACTTTATCTAACCTATCTTTTTCATCATCTAAGTCAACTCCCTCTACATCATCAAAGTCAAAATAAGATTGGATGTCTTCGTCATTTTCGTTAAATTCTGTGGTTGCGTTAGGAATTTTACCATTTTTGGGGTTTCCACACATTGCACATAGTTTCGCCAATAATCTATTTAAATCATTAAACCCCTTATCAAATAAAGGAGGTTCACTACCATCACCATGTAATGTCATGTATATTGCGGTTTTAGTAACTCCACTAAAATCTACGGGTTCAATACTTGAATAATAATCAGTAAAAAATGTTTTTATATTTTTACCTTGTAAACCTGCAACATCATATCTTTGGTTCGATGTGTCCCACGATAATGAAAATAAATTATTACCATTTAGAGATGTAAAAGTATATGGACTATTAAAAGCATTATATAAATTTCTATTCATTTTACGTTTACCTAAATCTGGAGATTCTTTTTCATAAACAATTTGACCAACGTTTGATGTTGGGTCAACGGTTAATACGTTCATAAAATCAAATTCTTGTGGTTTTAATGTTACAGTGTCAGTTGAACCAAATGTTTTGTTGGAACCACATATACCGTCTCCTGCAAATAATATTTTTTGTACCGCTTCTAAAATAATTTGTTGTGACGATTTTAAAGTTTCGATAGCCGATTCGTTTGTAAGTTGTCTTAACCTTTGTTTTGAGAATAACTTATCCGAAGATTCAACTTTTATATTTTTCGCACTTACAAATTTTTCTACCGTTTCTAATAAATCAGAGAATACGTCACTAGCTCGATTTATCCCACCCTCTAACTTTTTTAGTTTTTTTGCGGAAAAATCTGATAGAGTTTTTGATAGGTCATCGGCACCTTTTAATGCTTTGTTTTCATAACCATCAACAAATTTGTTAGCCTTATCCTTAGCATTATCTTTTGCCCTTTTAATGGCATCAATTTTTTGCCTAATCTTTTTTCTTGTTTCTTTTATTTTGTTGGACATTATAGTGTGTAGTTTGACTTACCTTTATTATCAGAACCAGTTTCCATTAATTTGTCCAATATTTCTCTATCTTCATCAGATAAGGTTAATTTACCCATAGGTCCACCGGCCTTACCTGTAGATTGTGTTTGTTTTAATAAAACACCTTGTAGTTTAACTAAGGAGATTTTTTTCTCAGTACAATCGTTTAGGATTTTTTGTTGTTCTTTGATGACGGGACCTATTACACTCATGTCCTCAGCATCTTTCATAAATGTTAACATTTTCTTTGTTATCATTGATGCTGTATTCTTTTGTTCCACAATGTCATTGTAGATTTCCTGCATTAAAGCTAATGCAGAATCAACCTCTAAGGAGATTAAATTTCTTTGTGTTCTCATACCAATAAATAGGTTTATTCTAAAAATCCACCTAAAATTCCATCATACAACTTTTTAAATCTTTTGAGGGATATTCTAATTTCTTTGGTTGACAATGAAGTCATTTCTCTTAAAGAGAGTAATATAAGGTTTTTATTGAATTTGTTACCATCTCCAACTTGAAATATCATATCAAAATTGTTAAAAATCTCTAGTAACGCATACCCTAATTTTTGTTCATTTTCGGTTAAATCTTCATTTTCAACAAAAAGTTCTAAGTCTATACTCATTTTTATAATGATATCTCTATAGTCTATAATATGTTCATCTATCACATATGATAGGTCAGATCTACCCTCAATATCTGATGATATGTCGTCATATGATACTTGTCTATTTTGTTCCTTTGTATCCTTCTGTATTGCTCCCATAAGGTAGTTTTTACAGATTGTACCAAAGTAAGAATACGCTTTGGTATTTTTTGTGTGGTCAAATTTATTAATCTTGGTAATAAGAAAGGACATTGTGTCTGTATGAATTTCTTCAAATTCCATATCTTTTCTGTAAAGTTTATAACGTCGAATAATTGATTCGACCATTATAATTAGGGGTTCACGTAAATATTCGTTGAATATCTTATTTCTTTCTGCTTCGTCAGTGCTTTCTAAGTAACTAACTACCGCCTTCTCTTGATCCTCCCCAAAATAAATTTTTTGGGTTCTTGGTCTTGGCATTAAGCTTCTATATAATTTACATCTCGTTTATTTTTAAAGAAAAATTCTTTTTTTGCTGAGTCTAACCAAAATTTAACTTCTTTTTCGGATAATAAACTATTCTCATCGTTTTTGTATAACCAGAATAATGAATCCTCTCTAAGATTAACGTGTTGGTAACCAACTCTCGGTACTATCATCACCCTAACTCCATTGTGAGTTAATCTTAATAAAAACTCGTATCCAAAAGTCAATTTAATGTTTTCTTTTAATAAACCATTATCTTTAATTTTTTGTGTGCGATAAAGTCCACCACTAATTTGATAGTTTTGATATTCTAATAATACCTCATTATCAATAAATCCCTGCATATCAGTAAATCCATAAGCCCAAGCGGATTCGTTAGTAAAACTAACAAAGGTTCCCTCTGAGTTTATATCTTTTACTATTGGTAAGAATACATCAACATCACTATAAATTTTTCTATAATCGTTAATTGATTTTAACCAAATTGATTTAAATTGGTCATCAACTTCTAAAATAGTAAACCATTCTGTGTCACATTTCTCGATACCTAAATTTACTTGGGAGCAAAAGTCAGTTTTACCATTATTAACTACGAAATTAATTTCTAATTTATCAGATAAGTTAGTTAACTCTTTTTTTACTTCCGCGGGACATACCAACGATACTTTTACGTCGTTGTGAAAATCTTCAACAGACTCTAAAGCTTTATTTAACATTTCCTTATAATCTTCACTAATTTTGTGAATAGGTATTAATACTGTTATATTTTTCATATTGATTATTCTTGTTCTTGTTTTAATTTTTCTAATGCGTTCTCGATAGATTCGATTCTTTTATTAATTAATGACCCGAAAATTGAATTGATACTATTTTGAGTAATTGATGTTTCATATGGTAATAAAGTATCTTTCATTTTAGTAGTCACCTCTTCTTGTAACTCAACTCCCTCAATCCATGCTAAGATATATGAACCTAAAATTTCAACAACTTTATTTGTGTCATAGGTCCACATTCCATTCTCATCCAACCAATCAGGTTCTGTTTCAGGAATCTTACCAATAACGGGAACACCACATTTCATAGACTCTAAAGGAAATGTACCAAATGTTGATTCATTATCAACCCAAACAGAAACCATACATTCTTTTAAATTAGTTGCAAATTCATCGTAACTCATCTGAACCATATCTTTAAAAGTAATCCAACGTAACTGAGGAAACTTTAAATAAAATTGTGAAATTAATCTTCTATGTACAACTCTATCTCTACAACTAATCGCAACATATGGTTTTAATGGTAGTTCAATAGGTTTAAAATTATCACCAATAATTGGAGGGATTACAAAGACTAAACTTTCAGGAAAAATATCTGAAATGTATTTTTTTGCACTTTCTGTTGTGGTGATGATTCTATCAAATCCATAGTCCGACCATCTACTACCAATTGATAGTGTTTCAAACATAAAATCTTTTTGTTGTACTAACATTACTTTAATACACTTGATATTAGTTAATTGCTCAAGAGCGTTTGAAAAATATTCAGGAACAACTAAAACATCATCAATTTTTAATTCAATCTTATCTTCTTTGATGGACACGACTGGTAGTTCTTTGTACGTATCACCTAACCAAGATTCGACTCCTGTGTATGTTTTGTCCTCCACTAAAATATTTGATTTATGACCATTTTGTTTTAAAGTCAACGCCATATCATAAATGTGTTTTATGGACGCTCTTGCGTTATTTCTTGTGTCATAAGTTAGAAAATAAATGTTATTTTCTTTTGAATGTAACCTACCTAACGCTTCTTCTAATTTTTCTATGTTTTCTTGTTTACTCATCGTCTTCGTTTAATTCTTCAATTAAGATTTTATATTTTATTAAGGTGTTAAATGCTATTTTAAAAGATGTGGTTGTGGTGTTTTTTGCGAACATTCCCATTTCTTCGTCAACATCGTCAATTTCACCTAACACTCTTTCTAAACACATTTTTATTATTTCGTATTTGAAAATGTTGATTTCGGTAGCACCTTCATCTTCATCATCTTCTACTGTTTTGTTTGTTCTACATTTGTCTGTGATTCCATCGATATCAATGTAGTAGTTTTTTCCGAATAGTTCAACCATGGTTCTTGTATTTCAGTTAATTTAGTTATTTCTTTTTTATAAGTAAAGTGTCCATTATATTTGGTATTAAATTTGATGGCAACTTTATCTTCTGGACATTCATCTAACACAAGTTTTTTATCTGTAATCCAAATATCACATTTGTTCCACAGCTCTTTAATGTTATCACTTTTGTCGAATTTTATGTTATTACCTAAAAATCCGTTTTTTGATAGGAAGAATAATGTTGCTGGTTTTGATTTACCTAATTCATCCAACCCAATTAATGTAAAATTGTGTTCTTGATTATCATAAATCATTTTATGTAAATCTGTAAATGTTGTTGAGTAACTTAATCCAGCATGTCCAAATATTTCAATTGGGTATTCCATAAATGTAAAAAACTCATACTCTTCCTTTGATTGGAATCTGTACGAGTTCATTAAATTATCGTTTTCTATTGGCTCAGTTACACCATAGTCAAATGTATTATCTTCAATCACAACATCATCCACTAAAAATGATTCGTTGTAATGATATTCAAATTTTTGTATTGTGTTTCTTAAAACACCATCAATACTAATGTATACTTCCATTGGGTAAATATACCATCAAATATGTTATAAGTAAATAATAAACCCACACCATTATGATAAACGATGTGGGTTTATTGTGCAAAATTACATTTATTGTTAATCGTATCTGTTAAGAATTTCAGATATAATTGGGTTTCTAACAATATCCTCCATTCCAAATTCAAAAACACCGATTCCTTTTACATCACCTAATCTTTTCTTCGCATCATATAAACCAGATTTAGTTTTATCTTTAAATTTATCTGATTGTTCTAAATCTCCTGATAGGAAAAATTTAGAATTATAACCAATACGAGTTAGTAATAATTTTACTTGTGCGGGAGTTGCATTTTGAGCCTCTTCAAATACTAATATCGTATTATCAACATTCCATCCTCTCATATATGCAAGTGCCGCAACTTCAATGTAACCTTCGTCTTTAAGTTGTTCTCTTGCCTCTTTACCTATAATTTTATTTAATAGATAATAAGACGGGTAAATGTATGGGTCCAACTTTTCTTCTAAACCACCTGGTAATGAACCTAATTTTTCTTCTGCCTCAACTGCCGGTCTAACAATGATTATTTTCTCATATTTATTGGAATCGTCATGTAACAAATCTACTGCTCTTTTCATTGCGATATATGATTTACCAACACCTGCTGGCCCAAAACAAAGGGTAATTTGATTATCTCCCAATATGTTCCAATATGTTTCTTGATTTTTAGTTAAGAACTTTTCTTTTGGTTTTTTTATGATTTGTCTAATTCTATCCTTATGTATGATTTTTCTATCTTCCACTAATACAGGTGGTTGGGTTCTACTGGTTCTAGGTTTTACTGCCAAAATATATGTTTTTAATTGTTCTTTATTTTTAATAAATATCTCTATTTACCTGTACTTCCGAAACCACCACCACCCCTTTCGGTATTGGATAGTTCGTCACTTTCAAAGATTGTTACTTTAGGAAAAGGAATAATTATCATTTGAGCACCCCTTTCACCTACCTTATATTTAATAGAATCTAATCCGTTTGTTTTTACAAAAGTAGCTTGTATTTCACCCCTATAACCACTATCTATAACCCCAACAGAGTTTGACAATAGTAACTCTTGATTACGAATAGATGAACGAGGAAACACTAAACCGACGTATCCTTTTGGTATTTCAAACGCAAGTCCAAAACCATACGATACACTAAAGGTAGTATTTTCAATTTCTCTTGTTATTGTTAAATCCATTCCCGCATCACCATCTTTTGAGTATGATGGTATCACTGCGCTCTCATGTAGTTTTTTTACCTTTACAGGAATTTCAAATGAAGATGGATTTGGTACAATTTTATCTTTTGATACATCGTCCATTAAATTACCTAAAACTTTGTTTATTTGGGTAAAAAATTCATCGTCAACTTCATCATCTGAACTTAAGTCAGATTCAAATTCTTTTAATTTTTTTAAATATTCTTCAAGACTATCTTTATCCATTTTTTTCTTTTTTGTCTATAATCCATTTATCTAACTTCTTAACTCTTTCCTTTAAGTCGTTATCTTGAGGTCGTAAACAACACTCAACAAACACGTCAGTTACCCTTTGTAGTTCTTCAAATGTAACTTGAACACCAACTGAATTTAGGTATTCTAAAGCCATTTTACTTTGCGATTGACGCATAATTTGTATATCTCTTCCGTAGAAATCCATTTCAGTTGGTGTTTAATTGTTATTATCTATAATACTCAGGTGTGTTCTTTTCGTCAATGACGCAATCGATCTTTAATTTCTTAACATCGATAATTTGACTTGTACGAATATCTCCAGCTAAAAATTTAGAAGCTGTAATATTTGCTTCTGCGTTTGATTCGGCTTGGACAATAATTGTTGATTTTGTTAAACGTGGGTTACCCTCTCTGTCTAATTGTTCGGATTCATATCCTACTGTTACTGTGTAATGCATAATTGTTTTTTTTATTTGTTTATAATTGATTTGAAAAACTCTACTCTATCTTTACATACTTTTCTTAATGAATATGTATCTTTTACTGTTTCATATAAACGATTACCTAAATCTTCAATTAAGTTTGGATTCTCAACTAATCGTTTCATATGTTTAGCCCAATCTTTATGGTTTCTTTTAGGGTTTACTAATAAAGCATTTCCTTTATTGTTTATAACTCCATTATCAACTGCGGAGATTAAATCCAAAGTATATGGATTAGTCTCACTAGCAATTAATGCCTTTTTATGGAATCCCGCTTCGATAACCTTTAATTGTGATTTATTTGCGTTAAACACCGACTCAAATAACGGAGCTAAAGATACGTCAAAAGTATTGTAATTCAAAGCATATTTTGAAACGTCTTGTGTCCATCTTCTTCTATATGGTTCATTAATGTCGTTATAATCACCTTGGGTAAATGTACTTAAAAATGATTTATATTCTGGATTTAATACTTTAAAATTATCTGTAAATATTTTTTCATACTTATACCAAACTGTTTCAAATGGTTCAATTGGTCTTTCTCTTTTTTCCCCTGTTTTCATATCAACTTCAGTAACATTACCCCTTAAATCGAATCCACACAATACAAATTGTACTTTGTCTTTAAATGAATTAAATGTTGTTGATATACCATTAGTTAGTAATTCTAAATCGTGTAAATGGGATGACCCACCCAACCATCCAAACCTAACTTTATCTGATTTATTCGTATTTGATTGAAATTGTATTTCCTCATCGTTAACTGCGTTTGGAAATACTTCAACATTTTTTACTCTTAATCTTTCTTTAATTGTATTTGCGAAAATTGGTGTCGTTGTTGAAACATAATCAACTAACTTTAACATTTCAATTTTCATTTCACCCATACCACTTTGTTTAATTTGGTAGTACATTGGGTGTCGTTGGTCAACAAACCACATATCGTCAATGTCCATAATAACCTTGACTCCTTTTGATTTTAACCAATTAATACGATCTACATTTTCTTTATGTGTTGTTTGATGTATAAATGAATGGAAAATAACGATATCGTACCCATCGAATAATTCGTCTCTATTTTCTAAATTGAAAACTAAATCGACGTGGACATCTTCTGAATGATTCTCCCCGATGTATTTAAATGGGTCTAACATTCTAAATTTACCGACCCCGTATCTATCGGGAGGTACTACTAAAATTTTAATTTTTGACATTATATTACTTTATATGTCTAAAATATACGAAAAAAAAATGAAAAAACAAATTACTTAGCCTTATTTACGCCAGTAATTTTTCCTTTGAATATTGAATCTCCAACCTTTAGGACTAAATTTTCATTAATAGTTGAGGTTTGTGAGGCAGTGAGAATTTGATTTAATTTTTCATCCATAACTTTACGAACGGTGTTTTCAATAAGAACCGCAATAGCATTCATATCGATACTACCTCCGTTGTTATTGGTCGTTTGTTTTGATTGTGAAGGTTTTGTACTAACACCCTCTTGTTCCATTAAACGTTTTGCTCCTTTAACAAAATCCATGTCCAACGTATCATTTAAAGATATTTGAGGGATTGGATTCTCAATCATTGCTCTTTTAATTGCTTCAGGTAATTTAGAATTTTGAATTTGACTAATGTTAGGGGTTCCTGTTTGTCTTTGTGTAGATGGATTTGATTGCATTTGTGTATTGTTCATCACATCTTCCGGTGCGGACCTTAAGATACTCTCATCTATTTGACCTCTCTGATAGTTACCACCATCTACCTTGTTCATAACTTTTTTAGCTTGAACCAATTTATGCATCAAATCATTTTGTGATATTACTCCTTGTTGTGACATACTAATAAATATTTTTATATTTTAAATAATAACCTTTTTTAATAAAACATTAAACGTTTAATTCTTTTTAAACTTTCCTGTAGATTTTTTCCTTCTACATCTTCTTCAGGGTTAACTTCTGGTTTCTTTTCTGTTTCTGGTTGAGGTAATTCCTTTTCTACTTCTTTTTTAAACCTTTCTCTCGTACCTTGACCAGGCTTTATATTGCCGCCAATTTCTTTTTGTTTGTTAATCCAATCGGTCTGTTTAGTTTTATATAATTCTTTTTGTTTAACTTCATAATCCTGATTATCACCGCCTTGTGGTAGTTCACTTGGTTTTTCCTCAGGTTTTGGTTGAGGTAATTCTTCGGGTTTAACAGGTTCTGTTGGAGTGACTTCGGTTGGTTTATCGGAAACCTTACTAACGGGAGGTTTTGTTGGTTCAGGTTTAGTAACCGTTGGTGATGGTTTTTCCATTTTTTTAGTATCCGAAGTTGTACCCCAATTTGTTGTGACATATGTTGTTGTCATTGAATTATCGGAACCTTCTTTATACTCTGGTCTCTTTCCGTTAAAAACTTCATCAGTAATTTCAACATTACTCATTCTACCAATAATAAAAGTTCTCCACCCGTGTTTCGCAAATCCTTTTTTAGAAACGGAAGGAGGTTGTACCCAAGCTCTAACAATTAAATTACCCTTTTTAGAAAGACCCAAAGCAACCGCCTCAGCCTTTACTCTGTAACCATTTTTTACACTATCTTTTTTAGGTTTTTGAGGACCCGAATAGTAAAATGTAATCATATTCCTATTTTTGATTGCATCAACTATAGGTTTGGTTTTTGTTGTCTTTAATATGTTTTGTTCTTCAATTACATTGAAGAATATTTTATTTATGTTCATAAATTAAAAATCGGGGTATCCTTTTGATGGATTGTATTTGTTTCTTGCAACAACATCAGTTCTTGATTTAATATCTGTCAATGAACCAACTTTACCATCTAATTCACCCTTACCCTTTTCGTCACCATCAGATAGTGCATCTTTGTTTATTGAAGAGTAATTATTTTCTTTATTAAATCTGTTTCTCCCAACATTATCAATTCTATTTTGGACATCAACAGATGACCCTATTGAATTATCTAGTTCACCCTTACCTTTAACGTCACCATCAGATAACGCATTTTTATTTGTGGAAGAATAGAATTTTTGTTCGTTATAGATGTTCGGTCCTAAAATTTCAGTTCTAAACTTCTGTGCTAAGATTTCTAATTGTGTTGCCATATTAATAACGTATTAATTTTTTAAATTTTTCAATTTGTTCAAATAAACCCAAAGAAACAATTGGACTTATTGTGTTTTTATGTGAATTACTTTTCATCATATTCAATGACGGAAATGTACTTGATTTTTTTGAGTGTGTTTTAAGGTGACTATTTGAACGCTCACCACTAATTGCACCTATTTCATCTGCTCTTTTTCTTGAATCTTTTTTATTACTCACCATATCTCTTTCACCTTGTAAATGCGTTTTTGACCAATTATTCATTAGGTCCCCACCCGCTAATTCAAATTTCAATTTATCTTTAACTTTATCCATATATGTTAATTCGTGGATAATTTTCTTTAATTGACCATACTTTACTGTTCCGTCTTTAAGTAACTTTTCTGCCCTTTCTTTCCCGTCAGCGTGTTGCCCATTTAAATGCATAACAGTTTGACTGATTTTATGCAGTATGTTTTGTGGAATGTTAAATACCCTATCTTTTAAATCGTTATTCATTGTCTTTTAAATGTTTCATAATATCATTAATTGATAAATTATGACTTTTTAAACTATTTTTAAGAGATTTTAATTGTTTTGCAACAATTGGATTTATTTCCTTTTCTTCCATTTGGTCACCATCGTTAGAAACAATCTCACTATCTTTAGATTTCTTAGCTAAGATACTTTCAATGTATTCCTCCATGAACTTTTTAGGATTTTCAACTAATCTAACTTTATCGGTATTTTTTAGTTTTTCATCATATCCCATTTTAGCCAACCTTTCTTCGGCCTCATCATCTGTTAAACCTAAATCATCCTCAAAATGGTCCTTTGCGTCATCATAATCAGCATCTTGACCTAAAGTATCATCATACCCTAAAGATTTACTCATATCGGATTCTGCCCAATATCTTCTATACCCAAAACCAAGACTAGGTGATAGTGATGTTTGACCACTAGCACTTTTAACAACTTCATCAGTTGTTTTATTTTGTGTTATTCCTTTTGTGTTAAAATTTGTTGGTTTCTTACCTCTAGCAACGTTACCATTTTTATCTACAATCTCGTCTACTTCTTTTTCTCCCGCTTTATCTGGTATTTCGTCATATTTTGTTTTATCTGAAAATTCTTTGGCCATTTTACCCCATTTCGACTTTTCTTTCTTTGATGCACCCTTTTCGTTCTCCTTAGCAAAAAAGTATCTTTGTTGCGCTTTTGATGCAAATTTCTCTTCGATTACCTGTTTTATAAAATTATTCATCTAAATCGGTTTTATTATAAATATCAAATCTTATGAAAGATATTTATAGAAACATGAATAGACAGAATATTTTAAATTTTTATGGGTCAAGATTGGAATTAAAATTAGATTCTTCCGAATTATATGATTTTGAGTTGAGTAAAACCCAAGGTGATTATGATGCAGATGCGTTAGATTTGAGTACACTCATAGTCTACGATTCATTAAAAATAGATGATAACTTAAATAATTTAGATTGCACAAAAGATAGAATCACCCTTGAGGAGGATAATATAAGTGACTTATTAAGTTCTTATACCTATTCTGGATTATCAATGACTTTACCGTATAGTAATTTTGTATCATATTTTGGGACAGGGTTTACACATACTATTTTAGATAGCAATAGATTTAAATTCACACTTATTAGTGGAAGAACTCATTATTTTAAAATTTTAGGATATAATCAAACGGGATATACATCTAACATTTTAACGGGTTATACAGAATCAGCCCTTATTTCGGGGTTTACTTCAGACATCTACAAAAGTAGGAGAAATATTATAAATTTTAATGCATGCTCGGCTCAATCCCCAAAAACAAATGTAAAACCATGGGCATTTGATTTTAATGAGGGATTAGGTACTGATTATTGTACTCCTAAATTAAAAAGAAGACCTGAAAATGGGTGGACTTTAGATTTCATATTTAATAGAAATTCTTTACCGTGGTCATCGGGAAGTGTTTTTTATTATTTAGGTGTTAGAGGGGACGATGATTTAACCGACTACGCCGATAATAACCTATCTTTTCAATTTACATCAGATGCTAGAATTAAGTGGATATCAAGACATTATTCTGGTGCATGTGTTAATGATTTGGCATATGGAGAATCTTTTTATATTTCAAGTGGACAAACTCCAACATTGTGTACTACGGGGTTAACTAATAATTTTAATGTTACAATTGTTTTTGATAGATATAAACATTATACGGATTGTGATCTTGAAAATGACGGGGGACAGAATGATTTAATTCCAGAATTTATTGTGAGTCCGTATCAAAACATAGAAGTGACTGCAGTAACATCAACACAATTAGCTCTTTTAAATAATTCTGAAGTTTTAAATAAGAAATGGGCGAATGAAAGACAAAGGAGGTTGGGGACTTTGAAGATATACTTAAACGGTAGACCAATATATAAGTTAGAAAATTGGGAGGAAATTATACCTTCAAAGAGAGGAACTCAACCGTTTATTCAATCTTGGGGTGGTGGAACTGGATTAATGAGTGGAATTCATTCAGGTGTTTCATGTTTTAATATCAAATCAATTAAATATTTTGAGGAGCCATTAAATTTCCCAAGAGTTAGACATCACTATCTAACTGAGATAAAACCAAATTTTGAAATCGTTGAGTGTGGGGTTAAGTGTGTGGATAGTTTATCTGCACTACCTACTCCAACACCTACGGGGTCATCCACTCCAACCCCAACACCTACAAATACTAGTACTCCATTACCACCAACATCAACACCTACAAATACTAGTACTCCATTACCACCAACATCAACACCTATACCAACTAGTACATCTACTTCAACCCCAACACCCACTCCTACAAGTAGTCCAACTAGTACACCGGTACCAACATATAAAAGAGTATATGCGGCATATAATATTAACAGCTCCCCTCAAGATGCTTATTGTGGAAACACAACAATAGAATATATGAATAATAGTGAATTATATTTCTTGGGAAGTGGTACACTACCTAACCTTGGTGATTATGTATATGAAAAATCAATTGGATCATCAACATATACTTTGGGTTGGCCATCTGGTGGAAATTATATTTATTTATCCGATACTTTAGGTGTTCCGGCGATAAGGTCATTTAAATTCACCAGTACATATAGTCCTCCGGTTAATGGTTATGTTTCTGGACAAATAAATGAAATATATATTTGCCCAACACCGTAGTATGAGAGATACAATTAATATATTCGAATTATAAAACTATTTATAACATATGGAATTCTTTATAAGACAAGGGGCGTCTGACCCAATATTAAAAATGAGACTGATTGATGATGGTAAAAACGATAAATCCTCATTTAATGATTTATTAGAAAATGCAGATATTACATTTGAGATGTCTGACATTAAAACAGATACTCCAATCATTTTAGATTCCACATGTTACGTTACCACAAGAATAAAATTATATAACCAAACCACAGACGAATATTATATAACACATAGGTTCACAGAAGAACATACGTTAAATTCAGGTAAATACGAAGGAAAGGTCATAGTTCAATTCAAGGATACTGACGGAAACCCAACAAACAAACTCATTTTACCTGTAAAAGAGAAATTATTTATTAATATTTCTTAAATTAAGACTTTTTGTTTATATTTGTAATGTTAAGACAAACTACCATTTAATGGTAAGCTAATACGTCACATTTAAAAAATATAAAACATGAAAGAAGTTATCTCTCAGGAAGTTATCGAAAACTTTCTAAATGGGGGAGACGATGAGAAATACATCGTAGGTGTCGAATATGACTATCCCTCCAACTCAATATCCAAAATTATTCAGGACCCAATAAAGGGTAAAATTGTTAAAACAGATTCGTTCGTACCATTTTTATGGGTCGGAGACTTATCTAATCTTAATTTTTATGGTAACTCCAAATCAACTCAAAAACAAATGATGGGTAAGTACGGGATTATCATTGAAAAGTTAGAAACTCATGGTAATAGTCGTTTGGAGGGTGGTATGAAATTCTTAGTTAAAAGTATTAAGAGTTACACCGATTTAATCAATTTTTTTAAAACTGGTGGACTTGACCCATGGGGAGAAGAAGTAAGAAAACATTTTACCATTTTATCTCCTGTTGAACAATATCTTGTTCAAACAAGAAAACGATTGTTTAAGGGAATAGAAGATTATGGTGATGTTTATCGATTTGTATTTGATATTGAGACCACGGGTTTAGATCCTGAAACTTGTAAAATCATTTTGATTGGGGTTAAGGATAATCGTGGTCTACAAGAAACAATTCCCGCATTTGGTGAAGATGGTGAAAAGAAATGTATTGAGAGATTTTTACAATATATTAAAGATTTAAAACCAACGATTGTTGCTGGTTATAACTCCGCTTTCTTTGACTGGCCGTTTATTTTAAAACGTGCACAAATTCTTGGTGTTGATATTAATGGGTTAACTCAAATATTCACAAGTACAGGAATGAAAGAAAAAAAGGGAATGTTAAAACTTGCAAATGAAATTGAGGATTACACTCAGCACGTTATTTGGGGTTTTAATATTATTGATATTGCACACTCTGTTCGTAGAGCTCAGGCGATTAACTCCGAAATTAAATCGTGGGGATTGAAATATATCACAACATATTTGGAGAAAGAAAAACCGAATCGTGTGTATGTTGAGGGTAATCAAATATCTAAAATTTATTTAGATAATGAAAGTTATTACGTAAACCCTAAGACAGGTGGTTACAAAAAGATTGGTGATACAGGTACCGATAGATTAATGGAGAGGTTCCCCGGTAAGTTTGAAATATGGCCAGGTAGAAAAATTGTAGAACAATATCTTGACGATGACTTGTATGAGACAATGGTTGTTGATGATTCATTTTCACAATCAACATTTTTACTTTCTAAATTAGTACCAACAACGTATGAAAGAATTGCCACAATGGGAACCGCCACATTATGGAAAATTATCATGTTGGCGTGGTCATATGAAAATAATTTAGCAATACCCGCTAAGGATGAGAAAAGACCATTTACTGGTGGATTATCACGTTTATTAAATGTGGGGTTTGCAAAGAATATTGTAAAGTTTGACTACTCATCACTATATCCATCAATTCAATTAGTATATGATGTGTTCCCTGATTGTGATGTTATGGGTGTGCAAAAATCAATGTTAAAATACTTTAGAAATATTCGTATCAAATATAAACATCTTGCCGGTGAATTAAAAGATAGTGATCCCGTTGCTTCAGAAATGTATGATCGTAAACAATTACCGATTAAGATTTTTATTAACGCATATTTTGGTTCATTATCTGCACCACATGTATTCCCGTGGGGTGAAATGGATTCAGGTGAAACGATTACCTGTATTGGTCGTCAATGTCTTCGTATGATGATTATGTTCTATATGCAGAAAGGTTATAAACCTCTTGTAATGGATACTGATGGTGTAAACTTTGAAACACCCGATAGTGCATTAGAAGCTGTGTATATTGGTAAGGGTCTTAATGAACTTGTTAAGGAAGGTAAAGAATATAAAGGTATTGAAGCTCACACTGCGGAATTTAATGATATTTTTATGAGAAATGAAATGGGTCTTGATATTGATTATACTGCACCTGCTTGTATTAATGTTTCACGTAAAAATTATATCATTAAGTTAATTAAGAAAGGTAAAGAGAAAATTAAATTAACGGGTAACACTATTAAGTCTAAAAAATTACAAACATATGTTGTTGAGTTCTTAGATGAAGGTTTAAAGTATTTGTTAAATGGTGATGGTCATTCTTTTGTAGAACTATACTACAATTATGTGGATAAGATTTATAATAAAGAAATTCCATTAGCTAAAATTGCAAACAAGGCTCGTGTTAAACAATCAGTTAGTGATTATAAAAAACACATTCAGAAAACTACAAAGTCTGGTTCACTAATGTCTAGACAAGCGCACATGGAATTAATTTTACAGAATGATTATCCCGCAGGTTTAGGTGATACAATTTTCTATGTTAATAATGGAACTAAGAAATCATCGGGTGATGTACAGAAGGTAACTAAACCAACAAAGAAACAACAAGAAGAGTTTACCGCGAAACATGGATACCCAATGCCTGATGGTTATATTGAGGTGAGTTGTTATATGATTCCTGAAAAAGAAATTACAGATAATCCAAACTTATTAGGTGATTATAATGTTGCTCGTTATTTAAACAATTTTAATAAACGTGTTGAACCTCTATTAGTTGCATTTAAACCTGAGATTAGAGAAGATATTTTAATTGAGGATCCAAAAGATAGACAATACTTTACAAGAAATCAATGTGAGTTAGTTAATGGTTATCCATTGAAGGAAAGTGGTCAAGATAAATTTGACGAGGTTATGACTCTTTCCGATAGTGAGGTTGTATTTTGGAATAAGGTTGGTCGTGACCCATTCTTTATGTATGTTGAAAATAGTCTTGAACTTGTTGACCAATATTGGGTTGACCACAACAGAAAGGTTCTACAATTACAAGCTGCAAGTACTGTAAGTAATGAAGACGAAATTATCGGTAACGATAATGGTGATTTAATTTTACACGTAACCGAAAGTTAAATGATATTGTATGGAGACTGCATTGGTCTGAACTTAAGTGCTTTATTTAAATTTTCAGCCTCAGCACCTTTTCTCTCAAGAATTTTATCGGGACGGAGTCTTTCTAATCGAGCCATTAATTCTTCAACCAACTTTAATCTTTCATCTTTACCTTCGGTAAGTAAAGAACTATAATCTAATTTAACCGAACTATCTGGAACTTGTAAGTCTCCAGAAAATTTACTCCAAATTCTACCTAAACCTTCTTTAGAATAACCGATTAGATATTTTCTAATCCAATTCTGAGAAGGTTTATTTAATTTATCCCACGTTAATTCTTCAGTCATAACGTCTGAAGGTAACTTAATAACGTCTTTGTTTTTATCTAAACAAGTGTCTCTATCCATGGTATCATAGTACCAATACCAAACTTGATAGTTATTTTTATAAACTGCACCAAAGTCAAATCTACCGCCAGGTACATTATAAAGATGAATATATTTTTTTCCATCAGGACCTGCAGTTATTCTGTATGTTAAGTCACCACCAATTAATCTATTTTTAAGACTTCTATCTTGCATTCTTAATAATAAATCAAACGCCGGCATCATAAAATATGAACCACCTGACGCACCCATTTGTGCAAAACCACCAAACCCGACACCACCTAATCCACCAAATCCAGCAGCAAACGGGTCAACAATTGTATCCGTCATTTCTGATCTTGTAAACCATAATAGTTCATTTATTTCACGTCCAGCAGGTACTTCGTACATTTGTGTTCCACCTGTTAATGTTATGAAATCTTTCTTAAGTTCACTATCACCACCTGCCTGTAAACCCACAATTTTAGAATATGAGTGACTATATTGAGTTTCGTAATCTAAACTTCGAGTTGTAAAGGCGTTAGTTAAAGATTGTGTATCTACGTCTAATCCAGCCAATGCCGACCATTGAGATTCTATTAACCAATCAGATACATATTGTTCATATTCTGATAATGAAAGTTCAAGGAACGTGTCCATTTGTTCTTCAGTAAGCTCAATACCACGAACAGGCATACCTAATAGGTGAAATACCTGAGTATATAATTTGTCCTTTTCGGGTTGTGAAATAATAGTCGCCATATTTTGTTTTATTCTTATAAATAGTTTATATTTAAGTTATGAACGATAAATTAAACGAACTATTTAGAATTTGTGGTATTAATGATTTCATATTCACATACCAAAAAGAAGGTGATAAAAATTATATCGATTATTCGGTAGAACCCGAAAAAAAAATTGTGGTTAACCTTCCGAATGTGGAAGATAAAGAACTTAACGATTTACTAACCTCAAAAATTGAGGAGTTAAAGGAGTTGTTTAAGTAAGTCTTTACTAAAAGATTCTGAATATTCACCATCACCCATAACTTGGTCAATTACTCCTTTTTTCCTTTGTAGAATATTATAGATGATTTTTTCAACGGTGTTCTCAAATACGGGGTAATAAACAAGAACACTATTTTTTTGTCCATATCTATATGCTCGGTCTTCACCTTGTGAATGGTCGGCCGGTACAAATGATAAGTCGTTCATAATAACAACCTCAGCAGCTGTTAACGTAATACCAACTCCAGCCGCTTTAATGTTACCAATGAATACTTTTATTTTATCTTCATTTTGAAATCTATCAACATTTTCTTGTCGTTTATCTTTATTCATACGACCATCAAGAGTTACGGAGTTCTTTTTATATTTCTCATGTAACATATCTAATGACATTGTAAAATTAGTGAATACAATTACTTTCTTTCCTTGTTCTAAACACTTATCAATTAATTCACAAGTGTAAGGAATTTTTTCATATGCAATAAGTTGTCTAATCCTCATTAAACGATTTAATGTAACGGTGATTGTTTCATCATCTTTCTTATCATTACTAATACGTGTGAATTCTTCTAATTCCTCATCGTACATTTTACTTGTTAACTCAACAAAAACAGGAGTAACAATTTTTTCGGGTAAATCAAGAATGTCGGTTTTCATTCTACGAAGTACTATATTCTTAGTTCTTTCTCTTAACTCATCTAAATTACTTGCACCACTTGTATTCCACACTTTACGATTACCAACGTTGAATTGATATCCTTTACAATATCTACGAACATAAGATTGCCAATTTAATGTCAATGGGGATTCAACAATTTTTAATAAGTTAAAATAGTTAATAGGTCTTGATGTCATTGGTGTACCCGTTAGTAACCAAACTTTTGGGATTTGTTCAAGTACATCATTTAATAAACGAGTTCTATTTGCCGTTGCATTTGAAATATAATGTGCCTCATCTACGATTGCCAAATCAAAACCGGCATTAACCAATAATTTATAGTCGTCACTATCTTCAGACTTATCTGTTGAGTGGTAATTTTTAATAATATCATAGTTTATAATATAATAGTCAAATGTAGAACCCCATTTACGACCCTCAACAATTAACACTTTTCTGTTAGAATAGTTTTTAATTTCTCTATCCCAATTTATCTTTAAAGATGCGGGGCAAACAATAAGAACTTTCTTAGCTCCGCTTTCCATAGATGCAATAACCGCTGAGGTCGTTTTACCAAGACCCATATCATCGGCAAGTATAAACTTATCGTTTGCTAATAACTTCTCAATGGCAACCTTCTGGTGTTCCATGGGAGGTCTTGTATCGTAATTACTATAATCAATAATTCGATTAAGTTTTTTCTCTTCTTGCATCACTGCGGCTTTCGGTAACCACATTGCAGATAATTGGTCATTATCTAATACTTTACCCCATATATGAAACGCTTTTTCAGAATCACATAATAATTTTTCACACCATATTTTTTCAGGAGGTTTAGGTAATAACCTTTCTTCCATTATCTTTTCACCAAAAGAATTAACGATGTTAATATATTTTCTTGCTACCTTTGGGGACACATTATAATACTTTTGAACATATTCCGCCTGTGGACGGGTTAGTTTGAAGTTTTTTACCTCAACAAATTTTCTCTTCCAATCTAATAATTGGTTGTTTGAACCTTCGTAGGTTAATAAAATGTTTCTTGCCTCTATTTCGGGAATCTTAGTTTCCATATTAAAATATAAGTAAATAGAATGTAACATTAAACTATTTATTAGGATATGGAAAATAAGTTACCTATTACCAGATTATCTAAATTCTTATCTCAAGATGATTTTGACCTCAATATTCAAATGGGTCAAGAATATCTTCACGGGGATTTAAATATGAAATTAGTTCTATATAGGGTAGATAGAGAAAAGACTCAAATTGATGACGTGTATGTTGAGGTTGGTATAGACCAAACAAAATTCTTTCCACCTGTTGAATTTAATGCATTGGTTAAAATTGAGGAACCAAAAAATAGTTCATATAAAAATGGGACTTTGAGGCACCTTGAGCCGGGAAATATGATTTTATCTGTTTATATTAAACATTTAGAAGAAATGAAAATAGATATAAGATATGGTGATTATATTGGTTATCCCGAATCTGAATTAAAAGTTAGATTTTATCAAGTGGTAAATGATGGTAAAATAACTTCGGACAATAAACATAATATGTTTGGATTTAAACCATATTATAAATCAATAACTTGTTCACCAGTACAAGATAGTCAATTTAGAGGAGTATAAAATGGGAATACCTAAAAGAAAAAACAATATATCTGTTTACACAGAAAAAGAACTGACTGAAAGAAGACAAGAATTGTTAGATAAAATTACTAAATCTGACACATATCTTCCCGACTCTATATTACATGATGATTTAGATAAAGGATTTTTAGATTACGTAACTAAAAATTTTCAAATTGTGTCCGATGGTAATAAGATACCAATTATTGATAAAATATTAACAGTTCAAAGGTGGGGTGAATTTACACAAACGTGGACATTTACAAACGACGACGGAAATATTGAATTACCATTTGTTGCAATTGTAAGAAAACCCGACGTTCAACCGGGAACAAATCCATCGGTTCAGAGAACAATACCCGATAGACATCAATTTTACTACTCCTCCGTACCGACTTGGAACGGAACCACTATGGGTGCGGATATATATAAAATACCACAACCCGTACCTGTTGATATAACATATGACGTTACGATTGTTTGTAATAAATTTAGAGATGTTAATAAATTTAGTAAAATAGTATTACAAAATTTTTCATCAAGACAAGATTATACTCAAGTTAAGGGACATTACATTCCACTTATATTAGATAAAATTGAAGATAACACTCCCATGGATACGTTGGAGGGTAGGAGATTTTACATTCAAAACTACACATTTACTATGTTAGGTTTCCTTATTGATTCTGATGAATTTGAGGTAAAACCCGCAATTAATCGTTTCTTTTTAATGAATGAATTTGCAAAAGAGGGTGTAGGTAGGAAAAAATACGTTAGTAAGGTTATTGATATAACCGTGATGTCATTTACTGGAGACGGGATGCAAACTCAATTTAGTGTTGGTGAAAGTATTGGTACATTGTTTAGTGTTACAATTAATGGTCTATTACAAGAGAAAAACGCCGATTTTTTCCACATTTCATATACATCTAAAATATCATTTGTACAACCACCTTTTGAAGGTAGTACTATAGTTATTTCGTACTATAAGGGTAGAAACAATGTTATTATAGATAATTATGGTAAATTAATACAAGTTACTACGGAGTATTTCCAATATGATGGTAGTACATTAACTTTTCACACATATAACAATATTAGTAGTATTGTCAGTTTAGATATAAATGGTCTACAAGAAGAGGAAGGTTCTGGATTTGATGTTTCAGGTTCACAAGATATTGTTTTATTAGGTACACCCGTTGTTGGTTCTAGAATTGGTGTGACTTACCTATATTAATCGTCACCATAGATGTCCTTCTTTTTTGGTTTACAAACTTCGTCAATATATTTTTCTAAAACCTTATAAATTTTTAATCCGTTCTTTTCACAATGGTTTTTTAACATCTCGTGGTGTTTTTCACTAATTTTTACGTTTTTCTGTTTGTTTTCCATGATGAAAGATAATTTAAGATAGAAAAGGATAATTTACTATCTTTTTAAACAAAAGTACGGAAATCTTTGGTAAAAACAAAGATATTTATAGAATAACTAATAAAAATAATTAACCAAACAACAATCGATGGCAAATTCAAACAGAGTATTCGTTTCTCCGGGTGTGTACACATCTGAGAAGGATCTAACATTCGTAGCACAAAGTGTCGGGGTTACAACTTTAGGTTTAGTAGGTGAGGCTTTAAAAGGTCCTGCTTTCGAACCTATTTTAGTTGGGGACTTCGACGAATTCAAAACGTATTTCGGACCAACTTCACCTGAGAAAGACGGTGCAAATAACCCTAAATATGAGTTAGCTTATATGGCTAAATCATACTTACAAGAGTCTAATCAACTATTCGTAACAAGAATACTTGGTAAAACAGGATATAAACCAGGAAAAACTTATAGTATTAAAACTTTAGGTGGTGTAACAGTGGATTTAGTGTCTACACCTACATCAACAACAGGAATAACATTATCAGCAACAACCGCAACTATTACAGGTTCAACAATTTATGGTGAACTTTCAGGTAAAACGGCAACCAATGGTTCATCTGTAACAACATACATAACAAGTAAAACAGGTAAGAGTGGTGCGGCGTATGCAAATAACGATTGGTTTGTTATTGGTAATGTACCAACTTCAGATACCTCAAGTTTAACAGGTACAAAACTTTTATCACCAATCGGTGAAAATGCTAATAAAAATTGGTATAATGCGTTCTTTACTAAAACAGGGTCAGCCGACTCAACAATTGATGGTGTTTACTCTTATCTTTTTGTTTATTCTACAAGTACATCTTCATTTGATGTAACAAGATTTAAATACAGCGCATCACTTAACACAGATTATAGTGATGTAATTGTTGCTTCTTTAAGATCAAGAGGTGAATATAACGCTTCACAAAGTTTAGTATTACAAGTAACAGGAACAACAGCAGTAACATTAACCGATGTTGGTGGTGTTACAACTAACCCAATGGCAGAATTTGCTTTAAATGTTACAGGTATTACGGGAGGAATTAAAACATTCAATTGTTCATTAGATATTTCATCAACAAAATATATAAATAAAGTATTAGGTACTGAAGTTTTTGATAAAGTAAAAGAAGATTATCCATTATATGTTAATGAAATATATTCTAACTTATTATTATCAGCATTTAGAAATGGATACGTAAGAGGTTTAAGTTTAGATGTATCATCAAACGTTGAAAGTGATAATTTTGCACAATCATGGGATACTCCATCATCACCTACAGTTGTTTCTGAAGTTCGTGGTGGTAATGTTGCAGATTTATTCTCAATATTAACAATATCTGATGGAGACGCAGCAAATATTGAAGTTAAGGTTACAATTCAAAATATTAATTTAGATACTGCCGAATTTGATATTATGGTTCGTGATTTTAACGATACTGATGAAAATCAAATTATATTAGAGAAATTTACAAGATGTTCAATGAATACTGACCTTCCAGGTTATGTGGCAAGAAAAGTTGGTACCTCTGATGGTGAATATGAATTACGTTCAAAGTTTATCATGTTAAATATGGCCGATAATGCACCTACGGACGCTTTCCCTGCTGGATTCAAAGGATTTACATCCTTACTTGTTTCAAGTAACAAATTAGGTAGTGTTCTTTACAAAACAGAATTTTTTGATGGTGGTGACGTGGTTTACTACGAATCGGATGGTTCTCAAGTATTATCTAACGGAGATAAAGTAAAGAAAGTCTCTTTAGGTTTATCATCTCAAAATGGTTTTAAATTTGATAGTGACTTGTTTAAATATAAAGGAAATGCGGCGTCTTCAAGTACATTCGGTTTCCACTTATCAACAAACGCATCATCAATAACAGGAACAACATACCAAACAACACCTTATGATTTAGAAGGTCAATCTGGTACCGACAATAAATTAACCAACATAAACTTCCGTAAATTTACATTAGCGGTTTGTGGTGGATTTGATGGTTGGGATATATACAGAGAGACAAGAACTCTTGGTGACCAATTTATTTATGGTAAAACAACATATAATACAGCTAATACCGATAATGGTGGTGTGTTCAATACAACCATAGGAAACTCTGATTATTATGCTTATTTAGAAGGTATTCAAACTTACTCAAATCCTGAGGCAATTGATATTAACGTATTCGCTACTGCAGGTATTAACTTCTACGATCATTCATCTTTAACAAGTCAAGCAATAGATATTATCGAGAATGAAAGAGCCGATTCACTTTATATCATATCATCACCAAATGTTGATGATGCGGCAACCGTTACAGGTTACCTTGACGATTTAGGAATTGACTCTAACTATTCTGCAACATATTGGCCTTGGATTCAAGTAAGAGATACAGATAACGCAACTCAACTTTACATTCCACCAACAGGTGAGGTGTTGAAGAACATCGCGTTAACTGATAACGTATCTTATCCTTGGTTCGCAGTTGCGGGTTATTCAAGAGGTTTGGTAAATGCAATTAAAGCTAAAAAGAAGTTAACTCTTGATGAAAGAGACGAACTTTACAAAAATAGAATTAATCCAATCGCAACGTTCTCTGATACTGGTACAATTATTTGGGGTAACAAAACGTTACAAGTTAGAGAATCTGCACTTGATAGAATCAACGTAAGAAGATTGTTGTTAAGAGCAAGAAAGTTAATTTCAGCAGTTGCTGTTAGATTGTTGTTCGAACAAAACGACGAACAAGTAAGACAAGAGTTCTTAAGATTGGTAAACCCAATTTTAGAATCAATTAAGAAAGAAAGAGGTCTTTATGAATTTAAAGTAAGTGTTTCAAGTGATGTTGAAGACATCGACGCTAACACTTTGAGAGGTAAAATTTACGTTAAACCTACTCGTTCTCTTGAATTTATTGATTTGGAATTCGTAATTACTCCAACAGGAGCTTCATTCGAGAATATCTAATCTAAAAGGAGGATATAAAAATAAAAAGGGAGGCCGAAAAGCTTCCCTTTTTTAATGCTCCACATGGAACCAATTATTATTAAAATTATATCATTTTATTTTACCCAGTATAATCTGGAACTAGTTATACTAGTATTTATATGTTATATTATTAAACTAGAAATTTATTAATTATTTATACTGGGTCTAGAATACTGGAGGATTTGTAAAAAACTACGAAAAAAAATCCACAAAATCAAGATCGATCCTAAAAATAAATTTATTTCTAATTAACATATATTTATAAGAGTATAAAATAACAAAAAAACTTAACAAATACAACATGGCAGATTTACTAATGAAAATGCCGGTTCCTTACGAACCGAAAAGACAGAACCGATTTATTGTAAGATTCCCATCTTCTTTGGGTATCAATGAATGGTATGTAACATCAGCGGCTAGACCATCCGCAAAAATCAACGCGACTGAAATTCCTTTTTTAAATACTTCAACATATGTTGCGGGTAAATTTAGTTGGGATACTATGAGGGTAACATTTAAAGACCCGATTGGTCCATCAGCGTCACAAGCGTTAATGGAGTGGTTCCGTTTACACGCTGAATCAGTTACTGGTCGTATGGGATATGCTGCCGGTTATAAAAAAGACATCGAACTTGAAATGTTAGACCCAACGGGAGTTGTTGTTGAAAAATGGATTCTTCAAGGAACATTTATTCAAGACATCAACTTTGGTGAATTAGACTATTCAAGAGATGAAATTGCAACTATCCAATGTACTTTACGTATGGATAGATGTATACTTGTATTCTAATATTATACTTTTTCATATATTAAACCGATATACCAGAAATGGGTATCGGTTTTTTTATGTTTAAAACTTTACTTTACGATAGTTATAGATTAAATTGTACTATGGAAGAATTAAGAATTGACCCAAGAATCGCATATGATGTTGTGGAGTTACCAAGTAGAGGTATCCATTATCAAAATGGTAAGAAATCACTAAGAATAGCTTACCTAACTGCCGCGGATGAAAATATATTAGCATCCCCAAATTTAATACAGACAAATGCTATAGTTAATGAACTATTAAAAAGAAAAGTATTAGACAAAGACTTATCAACCGAAGATTTGGTTGAAGAAGATAAGGAGGCTATTTTAATATTTTTAAGAAATACCGCATTTGGTTCAGAATATAAAGTTACATTAACCGACCCAAAAACAAACGAAGATTTTGAGGTTCAAATAGATTTAAGTAGTTTAGATTTTAAACCATTTACATTAGTTGCAGATTCTAACGGAGAATATTCATATTTTATGAATAAATCCAAAGTAGACGTAACATTTAAGTTTTTAACCCAAAAACAAGAAAACGACATAAAAGAAATTGCAAAGAGTTGGAATGGTAATGGAATAGCTCCAATTATTACAAAACAACTCGAAGGTATGATTAAATCCGTGGCTGGAGTTAATGACCCAATGAACACAAGAAATTTCATTGAGAATATGCCGATTAAAGATTCACAAGATTTTAGAAAATACGTATCTGACAATAAGCCAGGAATTGACCTAACACAAACAGCAAATACCCCATCAGGAGAAGAGATCCAATTTAGAATTGGGTTTGGGGTTGACTTTTTTCGCCCTTTCTACGGAATATAAGAAAAATCAATTATCGGAAATTCACTACCTAATCAGGAAAGGATTCTCATATGGAGACATTTTAACTATGCCTGTCTATATTAGACGATATTATATTGGTTATATAATGGAGTTGGAAAACACACAATAACCTATTTATATGTATGGCAAAATATAGCACAACAGATTTAGAGAAGGCAGGGTCGGATGGAAACTGGCCAAGGTTTTTAACAATTTATAAAGATTTATACCCACCATCGAATTCTAATAGTGAGAGTGAACTAAATTCATTACAATCAAGAGCTAAAATTGAATATGAATCGTATTCAAGTGGTCAAAAAAAAGGAACCAGTACAACCAAAGGAGCGAAATCATTCATTGAGGCAGCCAGTGGAATTTTAAAAGGACAAGAAGGTGGTGGACATTATAAAGATATTAAGGACTCGGTTAATTCAACGGAGCTTTTGTCTATGGCATCAAAAGACGGAAAAATTTTACCAGCAGACCAAATTGCACAAAACGTATTCAAGGCTGGATTAGAACAGATCGGTGATGAATATAATAATCAAAGAAAGTTATTAGAAGACATCAACACCAAAACCGGTTTAACGGGTGCACTATCAAAAGATTTTAGGGAAGAAATATCAAACGCAGGACCAAAATTAGCACAATTAGGTATATCATTTGAAACATTAGCGGGAGTTGCTCAAGGTTTAGTGGAAAAGTCTGGTAAATTTAATTTAATAAATCAACAATCATTTGAACAGGCGGCAGTGGTTGGTCAAGCATACCTTGGTTCAATGGAAGCATTAACCAACATGTTACCTGATTTTGAAAAAGTAGGTATAGGGGCTAAAGGTACGTTCGATGCAGTTGAAAAAGCGGGAAAAAGCTCACTAACTTTAGGACTAAATTCACAAAGAGTTTCAAAAGATTTAGCAACAAATATAGGTAAGTTAAACGAATACGGATTCCAAAAAGGAGTTGAGGGTTTAGCTAGAATGGTTCAAAAATCTATTGAATTTAGATTAAGTATGGATGCGGTTTCACAAGTTGCCGAAAAAGTATTTAGTCCAGAAAGTGCATTAGAGTTATCAGCTAACTTACAAGTATTAGGTGGTGCCATTGGAGATTTCAATGACCCACTTAAATTAATGTATATGGCAACGAATAATGTTGAAGGATTACAAGATTCAATTATTAATGCTGCAAGTAGTTTAGCCACATACAACCAAGAACAAGGAAGATTTGAAGTTACAGGTGTTAACTTAAGAAAAGTAAGAGAGATGGCTACCGCATTAGGTATGGACTATAAGGAACTTACAAAGACCGCAGTTGCGGCACAAGAAAGATTAAGCGCAAAAGAAATGTTATCTGGTTTAAGAATTGAAGATGAGGATAAAGAATTCTTAACTAACATGTCTCAGATGAAAAATGGTAAAATGACCATTGAATTACAATCTGAAAAAATGAGAGACCTTTTTGGTGGAGCACAGGAGGTAGCGTTAGATACTTTAGATAAGAACCAAGCCGAATTATTGTTAAAATATAAAGATGAATTTAAAAAATTAGAGGCAGATGATATTGTAAGAGGACAAGCTTCAGATATTGAAAATATTAGACGAGATGTTTCATTTTTAGTTAAATCGATTGCGTTAACAGGAACAAGAGAGGTTAAAGAGTTGGCGGATAAAATGGGAATTGATATGAAAAAATTCGCAGAAACAACAAAAGAAGCACTCCCAAAAGCCGCCACTTTAATTAATAATGAAATAAAAGGTATTATTACACCTGATAATAAACAAACAGGTAAAGTTGAAACACCAAAAAATGCAATAACAAAAGAAGAGGCAACAAAAATTGCAGAAGAAGAAGCTAAAAAACAAAAAGAATCGTCAACTCAAACAGACAAAAATGTTAAAGTAACAAACGAATATGTATTCAAAGGTGGTGACGCTTTAGTTGATGGATGGATGAGAGAAGTGGGTAAAAATTCAAGTATCTATAATGACTTCCATACAGTAGATACTCAATCGTATACCACACCATCGACAGCTAAAAGATAATCTAAATAAATCTATTTATAATATAAAAGAAAATAATGCCAAGTTACTTAAATTTTGATTCTACTAAAGAATTTAGGAATTCTATCATAGCAAAAACGTTAATCAAACCAAATGGTCCACAAACGTTTACTAAAGATAACTATGATTATCAAAAATTAAGTAATCTATCAAATGTTGATCCAGGTGCTGTTGATAAAAATAGAAAAGATGATTTAATTAAAATTTCTAATTCAAACATATATAAACCAACTAAATTTTTTATAAAGGAAAATATTGATACGTTACCAAGAACACGTAACTTATCATTATATTTTAATGGTGGTTCTCCATATTTTACTGCGGAGAAACATAATTTAATTGGTATCATGGCAACAAAAAAGTACGATACTGAATCTGAATTATTTAAATTTGCTGCAAAATACATAAGAGAAGATAAGGGAGGTCCTGTATTAACAAGGATAGCTTATAATACCGATAGAGCAATTAATGGTAAGATAAGATTGTTAGACGCTTTAAATGGTAACACAGCAACCGCGTTAAACATATTAACAGGTAGAGAACCATTAGTTGAAATGAATAATAAGATTACTGTTGCAAGTACTCTTATTGGTAAAGGTATCGATTTTTTACAAACAGTTTCAGGAACACAATTACCATTTAGTGAAATACCTGGCGATTATTTATCAAACCCAAGAAATCCAATAAATTATAGACCCGAAGCAAAAACTGAATTAGGTAAAATTGCACAAGATGTTACGGGAGTATTAGGTTCATTGATTGGAATTGAAAGAAGACCAAAGTTATCAAGAAAACCTTCAGATTTATTAATACAATATATGGGTCAAGGACCTAAACAGGCTTTGTTTGATTCATTAACATTTAATAGATATGCACCAAACTATACAACAAGTGCGAGATCTCAACAATCATCAAAGTTATTTAGTTTTGTAGATAAAGCGGCACAAGGTATAAAAAATATATTAGGTGTCGAAGCTCCCGCAGGACAAGCTTATATTGGTGACGATAGGTCAAATGATGTAAGATTTGCAATGGGAGATTTTAATGACAACCAAGTAAGAAGTCCTTATTATCTTTCATTAATGTTTGATGAAATTTCTGCTCAGTTATTTCATAAAAGTAAAAATGTAACCGAGGGAGGACAAATTGGAGGTAAACTAGCTTGGTATAGTAAAAATTCTAAAAATAAATTAGGAGAACATAACAAGGAATATAGTGGTATAGAACAAACTAATTTACAAGATAGTTTATCAACAAAATATGTTTTTAGAGAAGATTCAATTTTAGGAAAAACACAACAAATATTAAATACATTACCAACTAATGGTTCTGAGATGCGTTCTCACGTAGCAAACGTAATTGACCAAACCAGTAGAGTTTTTAAAGATGGTGAGGTAATGATGTCAAGAGGTTCTGCGGTAAAATACACAAACAAATTTTCTGGTGAAGAAAGTGGTGTTGAATATTGTAGAGTATGGACAAAAGATAGACCATACTTTAACTACACAGATACCATGAGAAGAACAAACATGGTAAGAAAGTTTGATGGAAGTGTAATGGGTGGTGGTAGTAGAGTATGGAACTTAAACTACGCACCAATGTCGAATGGTAGAAAATCATTTGAAAATTCAACAAATATAAAAGATGGACAGGCAAAAAAATATATGTTTTCAATTGAAAACTTAGCTTGGAAATCATCCACACAAAAAGGATTCACTGTACAAGATTTACCAATTTGCGAAAGAGGTTCAAATGGAGGTAGAGTAATGTGGTTCCCACCATATGATTTAAAAGTATCAGAACAAAATAGTGCTAAATGGGAAGAGAATAGTTTTTTAGGTAGACCAGAACCAATATACACTTATCAAAATACATCAAGAAGTGGTACAATATCATTTAAGGTTGTCGTTGACCACCCAAGTATTTTAAATCTATTGGTGAGAGAACATTTCAAAGGTATGTCAGATGAAGAGGCGGACAACTATATTAATGCATTCTTTGCTGGATGTGAGGAAATTGACTTTTATGATTTAGTAAGAAAATATACTAACTTAGATACGGACGATATAAAAAGAATTAATGAATATCTTAATGCTGGAAAAGAAATGTCCACCATTAAGAAATATAAATATTCATCAGAAGAAGTTGAGGAGGTTAAACCAGAGACGGGTGAAACCCCAACAAAGGCACCCGAACCTTTTTCATTAGCTTTATTTTTTCCAAATGATATTCCTGCTAAAGATGCTAATAACACCACAAAAGGAGAAATATATAGCACAATACAACCTTCATATTATGCACAAAAATCCTCACTAAACGCAGATGCTTTAGCTGATTTTACAAGATTAAGTGGAGACACAAGTGGAGATGCAATCCAAGACATAAAGACAATTTTTAAATTAGAAAAATCAAAAATAACAGATTTTCCTAAAGCAATTAGTTTACAATTGGATAAGTTAAACACAGGATTTGAAAAATTAAATACAAATTATACGGAATTTAATACAAAAATCGCCGACCTTAAAAAGGCGGTAAGTGGAAATACAATTGAACTTGCTGAATTTAAAATACTTTCAAGCGCATCCGAAGTTGCAAATGATGATTACAATTTCCTATTAGGAATGAGAAGAGCACATTCTTTAGTATTGGATATTCTTACTAAATTAAAAGGAGATGTAGATAAAATACCCGACTTTAACTGGCCATCAGAGCAGGAAGTTAAAAAGAATGCTAAAGATGGTTTAAATGACCAAAAGTTAACATTTACTTTTGAAAAGTTAGGATATAAAGGTAATGTAGGTAAGTTAATTATAAACTTTTCTACTGAAGGTGAAAACGCTAAAGGATTAACGAATGTTGATCCAGATGGTAGATTAGATTGTAAGACTGTTATTCAAACAAAATATGGTTTAAAAATAACGACACCAAACGCATTTTATTGTAGACAAACAAGTGTTAAGTTTTCCGCTAAAACACTTAGCGTACAAAAACCACCATCGACACAAAAAATTAAAATACCGAAAATTACAAAGGAGCCTGGTGAACCTGAAATTACATATACACCAAAGCCACCTATTGATGTAATGAAAAGAATAATTACTAAAACACTATCTGAATGTTACTACTTTAAAAAATTGGAGGAAGATTCACCGTTAGCGTTTACATCTTTAAAGGAAAAATTAAAATATTTTCATCCAGCTTTCCACTCAACAACACCTGAAGGATTGAACTCAAGATTAACGTTCTTATTACAATGTGTAAGACCTGGAAATACAATACCAATAAAAGGAATTGCTGATGTTAATGATTTAAATGCACGAAATACTTCTTTTGGTCCACCACCAATATGTGTTATAAGAATTGGTGATTTTTATCACTCTAAAATTGTTATAAGAGACATTAACATAACGTATGACGATTCAACATGGGATTTAAATCCAGAAGGTATTGGAGTACAACCAATGATTGCTAATATAACGTTACAAGTTAGTTTCATAGGTGGACAAGGACTGGAAAGACCGGTTGAAAAATTACAAAATGCTTTATCATCTAACTTTTTTGCAAACACAGAAATTTATGATGAAAGAGCACAATCAACCGCAACTTTAATTGATGGTAAACCAGCGGACCAATTTACTAAAGAATTCATTGCTGAATTACAAAAGAAACCAGAATTTCAGTTAGAGGGTGATAAAGATAATAAACCAAAAGTTAGTCAAGGATTATATATTGGAACGGGAATTCTTAATTCTGGTCTTGATTATATTAAAATAGATTATACTAGTTTTATTGATACAATTTTTAGCGGTACAGATTCGTATATTAATTTATATAAATCATCATATAACGAAGTTGTTAAAAAATATGGTAAAAAAGTATCAAGTATATTTTTTCACAATAGATACAAAACTGTAACTGGATTAACAATTAACACAAGTGCAACAACAACAGATATATTACCTTTACTTGGAGCATCTAATAAAGATGCCAATGTAAACTTTTATAGTACAAAACTTACCACAGATTTAAATAGTTATATTAATAACAATGACGTAACCACCTTATTGGGTTTTAATAAAGCAGTAACAAGTGAAGGAATGGATTGGTCTAACGAAAAATTAAGAGAAACGTTAAAATCAATCATTAACGAAAAAATAGGGGAAATGCCTGAAAGTAGTTCACTAAAGAAATTAGAAGATTCTAGAAATAAAGTAATTAAATTATTTGAAAAAGCTAATTTTTTAGTTAAAAATGAATTTGACGGAAAAGTTGATGGAGTACAATTTATCTCAACAACATTATCAGGTTTTACCGGTTCAACCTTATATAACCAATATTCAAATATTGTTGATTATTTTAAAAACAAACATGATGAGTTTAATGAAGACTTAGATATAAGTTTTGATTTTGCTACTGGTGTATTAAACGACAATATTTTTGTAGAACTAATTTCAATATTATTACAAGGAAAGAGAGAGACAATAACTAAACTTTATGAAGAAATTTCAACAAAAGAAACATCAGATAAAATTGGTGAAATTGTGGACAAATTAATAGAGACACCGAAAGAAAAGAATTTTAGAATGGGTAAATTCCCAATTAAAAAGGGTGGTAGTAAGATAGAATATGATGTGGATGTAACAGATTACATTGTTCTTGATGAAATAAAACAAAGTTTAATGGACCTTCACAATGCTGAACAAGTTAAATTTGGTACAGAAACTTTTAAATTAATATAATCATGAGTAGAGAATATTTTAATAGGTACCAATTTTATATAAATGATGGAGAATTTAGAGTTGTTCCAGGAATCGAAATACCAATAAAAGGAACAGACAAGTACCAACAATATAAAAAAGGTAAAGATAGATTAGATAAACTATCACAAGAATATTACAATTCACCATTATATGGTTGGTTGATTTTATTAGCAAACCCCGCTGCAGGTAGTTTAGAATTTGAAATACCTAACAATTATTATATAAGGATACCATATCCGCTAATCGACTCTTTACAAGATTATAAAAGTGGTGTAGAATTGTATAACTTATATTATGGGGAATAACAAAATTAGTCAGAGTGAAAATATTTTAGTAAAAGTTGATGTTAATAACTTAGTTTTTGTTGATCCCAATAGTGTGCAAAATGGTGACCAAGTAGAACCAAGAGGAATAAAACAAGAAAATTTAGTAATGTTTGTCAATCTTGAGGCAGATTTAATACCACGAAGCGTATTAACAGCATCTGGCGATAGTACATCGAAAGGAACATTATCGTCCATAGCTAAAGGAACCTTAAGTTTTACACAAAATAAAGGTAAAAATGGTAAAGATTTTGATACCGCGTGGACAGAAGAGTTTGTAAATGTAAAAGATGGAGTAGACAATGACGGAAATAAATATAACTACCAAAACGACTCAACTGCACAATCTTTTGGTATTGACAGTATTAACATTAATATTAAGGGTGCTAACTTTATACCACAAGTTAACATTAACTTTATTGACGTTAGAGGTAAAACTCTGTTTGAATCACCCCAAAATTCACCATATGGTGCGTTCTTTCATTTACCTTGGCCGATCTTTTATTTAACAATAAAAGGGTATTATGGTAAAGCAATTAAATATAGATTACATTTAACTAAGTTCAGTTCAAAATACAATGAATCAAATGGTAATTTTGAAATTGCCACAACATTTGTTGGGTCAACTTATGCGTTTTTAAATGACATACCACTTGATGGTATATTAAACGCACCATACATGTATATGGTTGAATCGGATCCCGATTTACCAGCAAAATTCAACGAGAAAAAAGGAACAAAAGAAAAACAGATTAAAAAATCTTCAAAAGGTTATGTAATGTTAAAATCTGTTTATGATGAATATAAACAAAAAGGTTTAATTGATAAGAACTTTCCAACAAAAACGTTAAGAGAAGTAATCGTTATTGCTAGAAGTTTAGATAAAATATTAGAAAAAGAAATATTCGGTGGATTGGTTGATATGAAACTATTCGTCGGTGTTAAAGATTTTGAAAAAAAATTAACAGAATTTGAATCGGCAGTTAAAAATTGGAGTAAAAGATTTGTAAGTGCCGAAACTGTGGAAGTAGATGGTGCCATTTATAATAGAATGGTGGATAGAACTATAACAGATATAAAAATAAAAGGAAGTACTGTTAATGGTACATTAGAAAGTATTATAACAAATTATCCTTTAGATTTAAAACAGACTAAAATATTTACAGAAACGTTTTTAAAACAATCTGCAAATGATTTTAAGAAAGAAACATTTAGTTATTCAAACAAAATAAAACCGATTGACTCTTATGTAAAATTAATAGCTAGCGGTTATGTGGTCTCTGTTCAAGGTGTTTTAAAAGACATCTATGATATGCAACAATTATTCGTTCAACAAAGAAATAAATTACAAGACCTTGTTGAAAGAAAAATGAATGAAATCGTTAAAGATAAAGATAAAGGAATTGGATTTGACCCAACAATACGTAATATATTTGCGGTAATTTTAGCAAATGCCGAAGTTTATATTAGGTTACTAAAAGAAGTACATAGTAAATCATTTGAGGTTTCCACAATAAGAAGACAAATATTAAAAGGGTTTAGTGATGAGTCAAAAGGTAATGATTCAATTTATCCTTGGCCTGAAGTAAAGAAACAAAGTTCAAACAAACAAAAAGTAATTGCATATCCTGGAGATCCTGAGTTACAACAAAAATTAAGGTCATACGATAAGTTTCTGTGGCCTGAAATTGATTTTTTAGAAAACTATCAAGCTGTAGGCACAAAAAGACAAGACTCATTAACAGGTAACGAAGGTTCTGCAAGTAAAATTGATTTCGTATTTGATAATTCAAATACAGATGGTGATTTACACAAAATAGCGACATTGTTTCAATTAGCAATTGGTACACCATATATTAACAAGTCAATATCTTCTATAATATATGAAATACATGAGAGAGGTAGATATGCAACATTATCCGACGATTTCTCATTAAACACAATTAATGAATTAGCGGATAGAGAATTTGATAATATACAAAAAATGTTTGGTGAAGACCCTGATGTTGTTGGAATGTTAAAAACAATGACAAACATTACAACACTAACAGAAAATTTATTATCGTTTTCACCATTTGATAGGTATCCCTATTTTGAAGATAAGTTACCAACAACACCTTATTTAAAAACAATTGAAAATACTCCATTCTCAATTGAAACAAGTTATAGTGGTAATAAGAATTTTGAAGATACTGGTGTTTTTAATAAATTAAAAGAAAATTTAAATGATTTCACATATGAGTCTGAAACTTATAGATTAAACATATATCCATTTAATTCGGATAGCTATTTAAACTATTTGGGTGAAGAATCATTTAGTTTAGCAGATTTAAATTTAAAACAAATATTTCAAGTTAATACCAAAGAAGGATTAATATCTGCACCTGCACTACCAACATATTGGACAGATAAATACTCTAACTTATTCGATGAAAAAATAAAAATTGGACCGAGTAGTTCCGCGAGTATTTTAAACACACCATATTTTCATAAACAATTAGAATCTGATTTCGGTAAGCAATCATATGGAAAGTATGCAGGTTCCGCATATCTTTTATTGAACTCATTACCATTTATTGATTTAGAAGATGAATTCTTTGGTAAAACAAGGTTATCTACGGTTTTTAGAGAGATAAGTGCATCACATTATGTACCCTATCATTTAATAATCAAATGGGGGTCAATTTATCATAGATATAAAAAGAAAATATTAGAAAATAAAGATATATTATCTGGATTTTTAAGTGGAACAACCACAACAGCAATTAGTGGAAAAACATTCTTTGATGATGGTAACAATTTAACATTTAATATTGGACAAAACGTAAATTATACATCACAAAATGTAATCGGTTTACATCCATTATATGATTCTGTATTTCATCAAATTGTAAATGGGTATTCACATTTCTTATTTTCAACTGGTGACACCATATCATTTGATACTGCATTTACTAATAAGACCATCAATGTAGTACAAGAACCTATTGGTGATAATGGTTTGTATTTCACAAGTTTTATTGACAACTCAAAAATAGTATCTTCAGACAAATATTTTACATTATTACCTTCAGTTGGGGGGTCTAAGAATGGTTTTACTAATGGACTTACCGCTAGTGGTAACGAACAGAAAAATTTTAAAATTTTATGGTGTTATGATAATGAATCAGTAACGGATTATTATGACGGTAAAGAATTCTTTGATTATGATGAATATAATAAATCATATGATGTTGGAACTTTGTTTTTTAATATGGTCGATTATTCTGGTCCATTTTTCACCGATTTAAACAAAGATGAAGATGCAAAGTATTCATTAGTAACATCTGAAAAAAGAAAGATATACGATTTAATTGCAACATTTAGTCCTCAAATTTTAGATAAATTTGAAGAATATTTTTTAGATTTTGCAACAGAAAAATTAGAAGAAGAAATACCATATAAAGTATTTCCAGACTATAACGTAACAGGAATTGTTAGCGGTGAAACTAAAACAATTGAAAGTCATTCTGTAAAATATGATAAATTTCAAGATTTATTAAAGGCTTTAGTTACCATAGATAAAGACGATAATAATGACAACACAGATGTTAATGCAATTATAACAACATTAAAAGAAAAACAATTAAAAAAATTAGAATCAATAACTCAACAAATATTAGGAACTGATAATTTATTAAAAGTAACGATTGGTAACCCAAAAGAAATTGTACCAAATGTATGGAATGGTTTTGCTCAAATAGATGACGTAAATAGGTTTTCATATAATGAGTACAATTCATCACAATATAGTTCTAATAAAATGTATATTGATTTATATGTGGGAGGAGAACCATCAACAGATTGTTATAAAAATTTCTTCGTAACTAATAATGTAGAATTAAGTGAAGAAAATGTATTAATATTTAGACCATTGATTCTAATATTTGCTGGATGGGTCGAAAGTAAAGGATTAGCATACACCCCAACAAAGGCAGATTTCCAAGATTATATAAAAACAAAAATATTGAGAGGACCTGAATTAAGACTTGGACAATATTTTACACAATTATTACCTAAGTTATCAACTTTAACAGTTAAAGATAGTAAAAATGAGGTTACGATTGTAAATGGATATAATGACATTCCATTAAAATTAGAATTATATAATTACTTTAAATCGTTTAATGATAAATGGGTTGCAGGAAATTCATTAGGACAAAGGACTTTAATGGAAGAATTTTTATTCTTAGATAAAGCAAATAAAGACATAGGAGACCAAGCGTACCTTTCACTTGAAAAATTATTACCATTAGAAGATACAAAAAATAGTAAGGCGAATCTTTATAGTGTAATATCAATGTTAATACAAGGAACGGGATTTGATATGAGGGGATTACCAGCATACGTTAATTTCTACGGAACAAACAACTCAACTAAATCTAGAATAACACCATCTAAGAAAATTGCTGAAAATTTATTTGGAACATTTTTAGATGTGGACTATCAAGATTCTTCACCTAAAATTCTTATTCAATATACGGGACCAACATCTAAACATCTAGAGTTGGCTGACATTAACGAAAAATATAAATTTAAAAACGATAGTGGTAACTTATTTAGTGGAGTAGGTAGTCCATTAGTTATAACAACACCACAGGTGTTTAGTCAAGGAGATTATGCAAAATCTAATAAAGTGGTTGCGTTTGAAGTAAGTGTTGGTGACCAAAACCAAGGTATTTTTAAGAGTGTACAACTTGACCAATCATCAATAAGGAACACCACAGAATCATTTAATGTTATTGAAAATTTGGGTCGTTCTGAAAGTGGTGCGGCTGCAAATCAAATAGACATAAGTTTATTTGACATATACAGACAGGCATCATATACTTGTGACGTAACATGTATGGGTAATGTTATGATTCAACCAACAATGTATTTTTATTTAAAAAATGTGCCTATGTTTAGGGGGTCATATTGGATAACTGAAGTTTCACATAGTATTAGGAATAATAATATAATAACCACATTTAAAGGTACAAGAATTCCTTATGCATCATTACCTGACCCTAAGGATTCATTCCTATCAAGTTATAGGGTTTTATTTGACAAGATAACTAGAGCGGCAATTGCTAAAACTAAAGAACAAGAAAATTCCACAACAACAGGGTCAACAAAGAATGAACAAACACACACAACAAGTGATGGTAAAACATTCTTATCAGATATGGGAGATAGTAAACAAGCTATTAACGGAGAAAAAATATTATTAGAACAAGGGGTTACACAATATGGTGTACCATATAATGGATATAACGAAGAAAAGTACATTCAAAAAGTTAGTTTCAATGGAAAAGATTATTTAAGGGCTCAAGTTATTACTATGGGTGGACCAAATTATGAGATAAAAGAAACAATATCTATGAATATTATTTCGAGACAAACGGAACATACAATAGAACCCAACCCAATTACTTGGAAAGATTTATCAAGTTCAACAAGATACTTCTATTCGACAAAATTTGATTTTGATGTAGCTAAACCAAATTTAATTATCAAAGGAACCACTAAGTTTTATAACCCAAAGGATGTAAAAACCCCAATAACCGTACCACCAGTTGGTTCGGGACAAATTAACGTTAATAACATAACAGGACCAATTAATGCAGGACCAACAGGGGTTAAATCTGGATTGGCACTATCTAAACAATTAATGAAAGATTTAAAAGTACAAGATGGGGATGTTGTATATTTTGAAATCATTTAAGAATATTAACAAATTTGGGATATTTATACATATAACAGAAAATTATGGAAAATAATAAATTAAACAACACCATGGATCAGTTCTTAAGTCCTAAACAGACTAAAAGAACATCAAATGATGAAATGGAAAGAGAAGAGTGTGATATGGTAACGGGAGAATGTTACACAATCAGAGAAAAAGACGGAATTGTTGAAAGAATAAATAAAAAATACGTTACAAACGACGGTAGACAATTATTACAAGATTAAGCCATGTTAGAGAAAAAACTACAAGAAGAATTAAATCGTTATAAAGCCATAAATAAATATGGTAAGACGATGATAATGGAACAAGACGCACCTCCTGCCGATCCAGCATTGGACCCAGCTTTAGGAGCACCTGCAGATATGGCACCAGATCCAAACGCATTACCTACTGCTGACGCACCACCTATGGACGCAGCACCCGCTCCTGAAATGGACAATACAGAAGAAGTAGATATTACCGATTTGGTTAACATGGTTAAAAGTGTTAAGAAAGACCAAGAAGATAGTACGGGATCAAACAACGAGGTGATAACTAAGATGGACGACGTGTTTACAAAGCTAACTGATTTAGAACAAAAATTAGCTCAAATGGACCAAGTAATGAGTAAGATTGACCAATTAGGTGCAACCGTTGAGGCCAACAAACCAAAAACTGAAGTTGAAAGACTTGAAATGCGTTCTTTGGATTCATATCCATTTAATGAGAAACCACAAGAATTCTTCGCACACAAACAAGGTGAGATGAGAGCAAGTGGTAAGAATGAATACATTTTAACCAAAGACGAGGTTGAAAATTATCCAGTTGAAAATATAAAAACATCATTTAACCCAAGCGAAGAGGAAGATGAATATAAGTTCTAATGTAAACTTTTTTTTAGGTTTACAAAATCAAATGAAAATATGTCATTGGCAAACCAAAGGTATTGCAAGACATGAGGCATTTGGTAATTTCTACGACGACTTAACTCCATTAATTGACAAGTATATTGAACAGGCAATGGGTAAGTATGGTAGATTTGTTTTGGATGAAGAAACAAAAACTATAGAATTATCAAATTTATCTGAAATAGATATTAAAGGTTTAGTTAATACGACTAGAGAGGCGTTGGTACAATTTACAGAACAACTTGACCCTTCAGACACCGATTTATTAAACCTAAGAGATGAATTTTTAGGATTGGTAAACAAATATGCGTATCTATTTACGATGGAATAACACAAACCCAAAAAAAATATTAAAAAACTTTAACCCAGATTTCCAAGTCTGGGTTTTTTTATGTATATTTTACTATAACAATTTAAATAATTAAAATTTAACAACATGTCAACATTTGATGCAGTACTCGCTCAGTACGAGAAAAGCAAAAACGCCACAAGTGGCACCGCAAACAAAATGTCCTCAGAGGACAGATTGAAACGTTATTTCACTACAGTATTACCTAAGGGTTCTAAGGGAGAAGAAAGACGTATTCGTATTCTACCAACAAAAGATGGTTCATCACCATTTGTTGAGGTTTACTTCCACGAAGTTCAAGTCGATGGAAAATGGGTTAAACTATATGACCCAAAACAAGAGGGAAAACGTTCCCCATTACATGAAGTTTATGAGGGTTTGATGATGACGGGTGTTGATTCTGATAAAGAATTGGCTCGTAATTATCGTTCTCGTAAGTTCTACATTGTTAAAGTTGTCGATCGCGATAACGAACAAGACGGACCTAAATTTTGGAGATTTAAACACAATCACAAAGGTGATGGTATTTTAGATAAAATCTTCCCAATTTTCCGTAACAAAGGTGATATCACCAATATTGAAAATGGTCGTGATTTAATCTTGTCTTTAGCCTTAACTAAGGCAGGTACAGGTAAAGAATACACAACCATCAATTCAGTTATTCCTGAAGACGCGGGTCAGTTACACACAGACGCAAACGTCGCAAAAACTTGGGTAGATAACGAATTAACTTGGTCAGATGTTTATTCTAAAAAACCTGAGGATTACTTAGAAATGGTCGCTAAAGGTGAGGTTCCACGTTGGGATTCAAACAGCAACAAATGGGCATCCAATTCAACATCGGAAGAAGTAATTTCAACACCGAAAACCCCATCAACTCCTGTGGTTGACCCACAAGAAGATGAGGATGTAGATTCAGAATTACCATTCTAATTATTTCACGGGGTGGTGAAACATCCACCCCATTTTTAAACACAAAACAATGGCAGGTATTAAAAAAACAGATTTTTCAGCAATCAAGAAGAAATTCTCGAAAGAAGCTGAATACAAGGCTGACCGTTTCTTCGATTTAGGAGATGCTTTCTTGGACGCCACAGGGCTTCCAGGTCCAGCGATGGGACACATCAATATGTTATTAGGTCACAGTGATACAGGTAAAACAACCGCACTTGTAAAGTCAGCGGTAGATGCACAAAAGAAAGGAGTTGTTCCTGTGTTCGTTATTACAGAACAAAAATGGAGTTGGGAACACGCGGAGTTAATGGGATTTGATAAGAACGGAGATTATCTTTTCAATAGTGATTTTGAGTATATCGAACAAATTACTGAGTACATCAATGAATTATTAGATGCTCAAGAAAAGGGAGACTTACCTCACGATTTATTAATCCTTTGGGATTCTGTAGGTTCAGTCCCTTGTAAAATGACTTACGATGGTAAAGGTGGTAAACAGCACAACGCGTCGGTATTAGCTGACAAAATTGGAATGGGTATCAACCAACGTATTTCAGGGTCAAGAAGGACAGATAAACCTTACACAAACACATTAATCATTGTTAACCAACCTTGGGTAGAATTACCTGATAATCCTTTCGGACAACCTAAGATTAAAGCAAAAGGTGGAGAAGCGATTTGGTTAAACTCAAGTATTGTATTCTTATTTGGTAATCAAAAAGGTGCGGGTACAACTAAAATCTCCATCACAAAAGATAAGAGAAAAATTAAAATAGCAACAAGAACAAAAATTTCCATAATGAAAAATCATATCAATGGTTCAGGTTATGAAGACGGACGTATCTTAGTTACCGCCCACGGATTTATGTCAGCAAAAGAAGATTCAGAAGAGAAGAAATCAATTGAGGATTATAAAAAAGAACAGGGTGATTACATCGGTAAGATGTTAGGTGTTAATGTTACAGACATCACAGACGTGGAAGTTGTAACAGAGGAAAGTGATTTATAATAAATTTATTTAATGTCTGTTTTATTAGTAGATGGCGACAATTTACTTACGATTGGTTTCTATGGCGTTAAAAATGCCTTTCATAATGGAGAACACATTGGGGGAATGTATCATTTTCTTAATACTCTTAGAAGAACATTTGAGACGTACAATTTAGACAAGATAGTTGTATTTTGGGATGGATTAGAAGGGTCCCAAACTCGTAAGAAAATTTACGCACCTTACAAAGAAAACAGAAGATCACGACTTCGTTCTGAAGAAGAAGTTAACTCTTACGGTTACCAAAGAGATAGAGTAAAACAATATCTTGAAGAGTTATTCGTAAGACAGGGAGAATATGAGTATTGTGAGACTGATGACAACATTGCATACTATACTCAGAATTCACCCAAAGAAAATAAAATAGTTTATTCTTCAGACGGAGACCTAACACAATTGGTTTCAAAAAATACACAAATCTACAATCCGTCACACGGAAAACTTTACAAACAAAACGATACAATTGTTTATAACCACGAGGAAATCTTAATTGAAAATGTTAAATTGGTTAAGATGATGTGTGGTGACTCCTCAGACAACATTGCCGGCATAAGAGGGATGGGCGTAAAACGATTTTTATCGGTTTTTCCCGAACTAAAAACACAACAAATTTCTGTTGAACAAGTTAAGAACAAATGTGAGGAAATCTTTCAACAAGACAAACACAACAAACTTATTGCGAATTTACTAACAGGTGTTACCAAACATGGTGTATTAGGTGAGGAGTTTTTTGATATAAACAATCGTATCGTAAGTTTGGAAGAACCTTTTTTAACCGACGAGGCTAAAGAAAACATAGATTTACTAATAAATGAAAACTTAGATCAAGAAGGTAGGTCTTACAAAAACGCCATGAGAATGATGAGGGACGATGGAATTTTTAATCTATTACCAAAATCAGATGATGGATTTGTTAAATTCTTAAACCCATTCCTTCGATTAACAACAAAAGAAAAAAATAAAAAAAAAATAATTAAAATCAAAAGTTATGAGTAACTACCAACAACAACCGGACATTACAAAATTTGAATTCCTATTAACATTAGAGGGAAACATTATTTGTCAAAGATTCTTTAATGTAAAGGATCATGTGGAAAATTCGAGACGATCTATGGACCTTCATTATTATCTAAGAAATATTTGTGAGGATATTTCTGAAGATTTAAAAATAAAAAGTTCTGATTATTTGTGCGAAAATCAAAATTATTTCCTATCTTCGGACTATGTGGAAGACGCTCCCGAGAAGGATAGAGAACACTTTTTATTGGAAATTAAATTGAATGAAGATGTATTTATTCAAAGAATATTCCCAGCATATTACTATCATCCAAAGGTTAGGTATACTGTCGATATCCGTCCAAATTTGAAGCGTATCTTGTCAGACTTAACTGACATCCTGTCTTCAGAAGAATTGGAAACCACATACTTGAATTATCAATTGTAATTTAAACACACATTATAAAATAAACACATGGAAGAGAGAAATTTTGGGCATTTAGGATTTTCGTTTCAACAATCTTTATTGAAGGCGATTATTGAAGATAAAAAATATGGAGAAACAATTATTGACGTATTAGATAGTAAGTTTTTTGATAATAACTCATTTAAATTCATCATGGAAAACATGAAGGAGTTATATAAAAATTATAATAAAATACCCGATTACAACACAATTGCACAGAAAATTATGGCTGAAGGTGGTAATAACACCTCATCTAAATCACACGCAGATACGTTAGATGCAATTAAAAACAACGAACAACAAGTTGATTACGTTAAAGACACGGCACTTAACTTTTGTAAACAACAAAACTTAAAAAAAGAATTAAAAGGAGTACAAAGTATTATTGATAATGGGGATTTCGAATCTTACAATAAGATTGAACAAATTATTCAAAAGGCACTTCAAGTTGGAATTTCAAACGATGACGCGACCGATGTTTTTCATGGTATTGATGAGGCGTTAGAGAAGGACTTTAGACACCCATTACCGACAGGTATTGTTGGAATCGACAACTTACTTAAAGGTGGATTAGGAATAGGAGAATTGGGTATTGTATTAGCTCCTACGGGTACTGGTAAGACTACCTTACTTACAAAGTTTGCAAATACCGCATATAACTTAGGTTATAATGTCGTACAAATATTTTTTGAGGATAATCCGGGTAATATTAAAAGAAAACACTATACGATTTGGACAGGTATTGCACCTGATTCACAACCTGATAATGTTGAGGAAGTTAAGATTAAAATCGAGGAGGCTCAACAACGTTCAAAAGGTAGTATTAAATTATTAAAATTGGCTAGTGATAATGTAACCGTTTCTGAAATTAAAAACAAAATCAGAAAAATGAATTCAGACGGAACCAAAATTGATTTATTAGTTTTAGATTACGTGGATTGTATTTCATCGGATAAATCGACTAATGGTGATGAATGGAAAGGTGAGGGTTCAGTAATGAGAAGTTTAGAATCTATGACGGGTGAATTTGAAATGGCAATATGGACGGCAACACAAGGTAATAGAGAATCAATTTCTAGTGAAGTGGTTACAGGAGACCAAATGGGTGGATCAATTAAAAAGGCACAAATTGCTCACGTTATTTTATCTATTGGTAAAACATTAGAACAAAAAGAACATAACTTAGCAACCTTAACATTACTTAAATCTCGTATCGGTAAAGATGGTGTCGTATTTCAAAATTGTAAATTTAACAATGAGTTTTTGGAAATTGATACAGAATCACAAAATACCTTATTAGGTCACGAGGAACAAAAAACACAAATCAATGCTAACCGTGCGGCTGAAGCGTTTAAAAGAAGACAAGAATTAGCAACTAAATAAAATAAAAAAATGACAGAAAAAATATTACAAGACAATCCAGGAAAGTTTGTCCTTTTTCCAATCGAACACCATGACTTATGGAAGTTCTATAAACAATCTGAGGCGTCATTTTGGACTGCAGAGGAAATTGATTTAGGTCAAGACGTATCTGATTGGGAGAATAAGTTAAATGATGATGAACAACATTTTGTTAAACACGTTTTAGCATTTTTTGCAGCTTCTGATGGTATTGTTAATGAGAATTTAGCGATGAATTTTGTTAACGAAGTTCAATATACCGAAGCTAAATTTTTCTATGGTTTTCAAATTATGATGGAAAATATCCATAGTGAAACGTATTCATTGTTAATTGATACCTTAGTTAAAGATAAAGAAGAACAACACAAATTATTTAATGCAATTGAAACCATACCGGCAATTAAAAAGAAAGCGGATTGGGCTCTTAAGTGGATTAGCTCTGAATCTTTTGTTGATAGATTATTGGCATTTGCTGCAGTTGAAGGTATCTTCTTTTCAGGTTCATTCTGTTCAATTTTTTGGTTAAAGAAAAGAGGTTTATTGCCAGGATTAACATTTTCAAATGAATTAATCTCAAGAGACGAGGGTATGCATTGCGATTTTGCTTGTCATTTATATAACAATCATATTCAAAATAAAATCTCACAAGAGAGAATTAAAGAAATTATTTGTGGAGCTTTAGAGATTGAAAAAGAATTTATTTTAGAAGCATTACCTGTACGTTTAATTGGTATGAATTCAGATTTAATGGCACAATACCTTGAATTTGTAACTGACAGATTATTAGTTGCATTAGGTGTACCTAAGGTTTATAATTCAGAAAACCCGTTTGATTTTATGCAGAACATTGCATTACAAGGTAAAACAAATTTCTTTGAAAAAAGAGTCGCTGAATATCAAAAGGCGGGAGTTAATAATGTATCAGAAGATTTAGATTCTGCGTTTGGTGATGTGGATTTTTAATTTAAAAAAGACTTAATAAAATGAAAGTAAAAAAAAGAAATGGTGAATTGGAGGAGATGAGATATGACAAGATCACTAAACGTATTAGTGTTCTTTGTCATGATTTAAATATGGAATATATTGACCCAACGTTTGTTACCCTAAAAGTAACTTCGGGGATTTACGATGGAATTTCAACAACTGAATTAGATGTATTAGCTGCGGAGACCGCAGCAGCCATGGTTACCACACATCCTGATTATGCAAAACTGGCGGGAAGATTGGCTGTTTCTAATTTACATAAAACAACACCTAAAAAGTTTTCACAATCAATGAAAGAATTATATTCCTTTATTGAACCAAAAACAGGTAAAGAATCTTCATTAATTGATGATAATGTATATCAATTTGTTTTAGCAAACAAAGAAATCTTAGATGGAGCTATCAATCAAGATCGTGATTTAGATTTTGATTATTTTGGAATTAAAACTTTAGAACGTTCTTATCTATTAAAAATTGGTACTCGTATTGTTGAAAGACCTCAATATCTTTATATGAGAGTTGCAGTTGGTATTTGTAAAGGAGACGTCAATATGGCGTTAAGAATTTATGATGACCTATCACAACATTTTTATACACACGCAACACCCACATTATTTAATGCTGGTACTAAAAGAGCACAAATGTCATCTTGTTTCTTAATTGGAAATAAAGGAGATGATATTGATGGATTGTTTGATACAATTTCTGACGTTGCAAAGATTTCTAAGTGGGCTGGTGGTATTGGATTACACGTACACGATGTTCGTGCTAAGGGATCATATATTAAAGGAACTGGTGGAGAATCTGATGGTCTGTTACCAATGATGAAGACGTATAATGAGGTTGCTCGTTGGATTAATCAAGGTGGTAAACGTAAGGGTTCATTTGCTATTTATCTTGAACCATGGCACGCTGACATTTATGAATTTATTGATTTAAGAAAGAATCATGGTAAAGAAGAAATGAGGGCAAGGGATTTGTTTTTAGCAATGTGGACACCAGATTTATTTATGAAACGTGTTGAGGAAGACGGTGATTGGACATTGTTCTCACCTGATGAAGCGCCAGGATTATCTGATGCTTACGATACACCTGAAGAAAAAACATTTACCATGTTGTACGAATCTTACGAACAACAAGGGTTAGGTAGAAAAGTGGTTAAAGCAAGAAAATTAATGGATGCAATTTTAACCGCACAAATTGAAACAGGAACACCTTATATGTTATATAAAGATCCTGCCAATTATAAATCAAATCAAAAGAATTTAGGTACGATTAAATCATCAAATTTATGTACCGAAATTATTGAATACTCATCACCAACAGAACAAGCTGTTTGTAATTTGGCTTCAATCGCATTACCTAAGTATATCGTTAACGGTGAATTTAATCACGATATGTTATATGAATATACCTACCAAGTTGTAAAAAACTTGAACAACGTAATCGATTTAAATTTTTATCCAACTGAAGAAACAAAACGTTCAAATTTCAGACATCGTCCTGTTGGTTTGGGTATTCAAGGATTGGCGGATGTATTATGTATGTTACATTTACCATTCGAATCTGATAAGGCAGATACACTACAAACTGATATTTTTGAAACAATATATTTTGCGGCAATGACGTCCTCAAAAGATTTAGCTAAAGAATTCGGAGCATATGAAACAATCGTTGGTTCCCCAATTGAAAAAGGAATCTTTCAATATCAAATGTGGAATAAAGTAGATTCTGATTTATCTGGTCGTTGGGATTGGAAATCATTAAGAAAAGATGTCATCAAATTTGGAGTTAGAAACTCATTATTGGTGGCACCGATGCCAACAGCATCTACCGCACAGATTTTAGGTAACAATGAAGCGTTTGAACCATTTACAACTAATTTATATTCTCGTCGTACATTAAGTGGTGAGTTTGTTATGATTAATAAACATTTGGTAAAAGATTTATTAAATCTTGGAATGTGGAACGAAGGAATCAAAAACAAACTAATCATGGAAAATGGTTCGGTTCAAAATATTCCAGAATTACCAACAGATTTAAAAGAGATTTATAAGACTGTTTGGGAAATGTCACAAAAGAGAATTTTACAAATGGCAGCAAATAGAAGTGTGTTTATTGACCAATCACAATCATTAAATTTATTTATTGATAACGCAACTAAACCTAAATTATTGGCGGCACACTTATTTGGTTGGAAATTGGGATTAAAAACGGGTATGTATTACTTAAGAACAAGAGCGGCGGTAGATGCGTTAAAGGGATTAGGTGTCGATACATCAACACCAAAATTGGTGGAACAACCAACAGGACAACAAACTGCGGTATATCCTACTACACCAAAAAGTAATCCAATTATTAGTGAAAATACACCAGAATTACAAATGACAATCGAAAGACCAATAGACTCACCATTTGATTGTGAGGGATGTGGTTCATAAAAATAACGTTTAAATGTCAAAACAATATTAAATCCAACTTAGGTTGGATTTTTTATTTATTACCATTTTAGATTAGTTTATATTTATAATCATGGCGATAACATATGGAATTGATTTCCCATTTAGAGATAGTTTAAAGGGTGATTATGTTAAATTAACAACAACACCCGAAAGAGAAGTACGAGCGAATCTTATACATCTTTTATTGACAAGAAGAGGTAGTCGTTATTTCTTACCCGATTTTGGTTCAAGATTATACCTATATATCTTTGACCAAAACGATAGTGTTACATTCGATTTAATTGAAGATGAAATAAGAGAATCCGTTAAAAAATACATTCCAAATTTAGATATAACAAAATTAGATGTTATGTCTGCAGAAGATGACCCTGATACTGTTAGAACATTTAGTCAAGATGAAGATGAGAGATTATTTAGGGTTTCTGACAATACAACTAAACCACACACCGCAGTAGTGAAAATTGAATATACGGTTAATAACGGAGCATTTTCATCTTCGGACTTTATAATACTAAACATTTAAAATGGCTAAGAAAATATCATACGCAACTAGAGATTTTGCAGGACTAAGACAAGAATTAGTAAATCTAACAAAAGAATATTATCCTGATTTGGTTAAAAATACCAATGATGCGTCAATATTCTCCGTTTTATTAGATTTAAATGCTGCGGTTGCAGATAACTTACACTTTCACATTGATAGGGTTTGGCAAGAAACTATGTTGGATTTTGCACAACAAAGACAATCATTATTTAATATTGCCAAAACATATGGTATAAAAATTCCTGGAACAAGACCATCGGTAGCGCTGTGTGATTTTTCAATAAATGTACCTGTTAGAGGTGATAAGGAAGATGAAAGATATTTGGGAACATTAAGGATTGGTGCTCAAGTTTCAGGAGGAGGACAAATATTTGAAACAATTAATGATATCGATTTCTCAAGTCCATTTAACAATAAGGGAGAACCAAATAGATTAAAAATACCAAACTTCGATGGTAATGATATTTTAGTTTCTTATACAATCACAAAGAGAGAACCTGTGGTTAATGGAGTAACAAGAATATACCGAAGAGTAATAAGTGAATTAGACCAAAAACCTTTTTTAAGACTTTTCTTACCTGAACAAAATGTTTTAGGTGTGGTAGGAGTGATACACAAAGAAGGAACATCTTTTGGGACCAACCCAACAGCTTCTGAATTTAACGCATCAACAAATAAATGGTACGAAGTTAAGTCGTTAATACAAGATAAAGTATTCATAGAAGACCCAACTTCAGTATCCGATAAAGACAATTTTAGGGCAGGAACTTACTTACAAGTTAATAGTAAATTCTATACAGAATATACACCTGAAAGTTATTTTTCATTAACTTTTGGTAGTGGTTCCGTTGACCCACTAGAGAATTTAGACAATTACATGACAGGTCAATTAAAAGTTAACTTGGCTAATTATTTAAACAATATGTCATTAGGGTCAATACCTAAAGCAAACACCACATTGTTTGTGAAATATCGTATTGGTGGGGGTAAAGATTCGAATTTAGGGGTTAATATCATTACAAGTGTAGATAGTGTTGAATTTAACATAAATGGTCCTAATAACGCAATTAATTCACAAGTTGAATTATCTTTAAGAGTTAATAATGTAACGGCAGCTGTAGGTGGTGCAGACCAACCTACAATCGAAGAAATTAGAAACATGGTTTCTTATAATTTTGCAGCACAAAATAGAGCGGTAACATTAAATGATTATAAGTCATTAATTGAGACAATGCCATCCACATACGGAGCACCCGCTAAAGTTAATGTAATGGAGGAAGATAATAAGGTTAGAGTAAAATTATTATCTTATGATGACCAAGGTAATCTAACCGATGTAATATCTAATACATTGAAAAACAATATATTAAATTATCTTTCAGAATATAGAATGATTAATGATTATATTGAAGTTGCAAATGGGCAAGTTATTGACTTAGGATTAGATATTAATTTGGTAATTAATAAAAACGAAAACCCAACGGACGTTATTAAACAAGTAATTCAAACATCAATAATGTTCTTCGCCATTGACAAACGTAAAATGGGTGACCCATTATTTGTGGGAGATTTAATTCGAGAAATTGGTTCAATTTATGGTGTTGTTAACGTAGTGGGAATTAAGGTATTTAATAAAATTGGTGGTAAATACTCATCATCTGAAGTATCACAATCATATATAGATACAACAACTAAAGAAATACAACAAATTGATACGACGGTCTTTATGCAGTCAAATCAAATATTCCAAATCAGATTCCCAAATAGTGATATAAGGGTGGCAACTAAACCTTCAGGAACGACTACATACTAAAATGTTTTTTCTTTATAATAGTAGAAAATCACATGCTTTCTATTTATTAAGAGAATGATGCAAAAACATAGAATTTCAACAAATATCGGTAAAGAACAGAAGGTCACTGTCGAATTAAAACAAGACTACGACCAACTGGAAATTTTATCCTTAAAATTCTCACAAACAGATGTTTATACATCACTTTGTGCGGACTATGGGGTGGTTTGTGGTAGAATTACCGCGAATGACGGATTTGGAATACCTAATGTTAGAGTATCAATATTTGTACCTCAAACCGAAGCAGATTCAACCGACCCCATAATTTCTGCGTTATATCCTTACACCGAAGTTTCAGATAAAAATGATGACAATTATAGATATAATTTGTTACCAGCAAGAAAACAACATGGTGGACACAAACCAACAGGAACCTTTCCAGATCAATCGGATATTTTAACAAGAGAGGAAGTATTAGAAGTATACGAAAATTATTATAGATACACCGTTAAGACTAACGAATCGGGTGACTTCATGATTTGGGGTGTGCCGGTGGGTAAACAAACATTACATGTCGACTTAGATTTATCTGATATTGGTTGTTTCTCATTAAGACCTTATGACTTTATTAAAAGAGGAGAAGGTATTGAGAAGTTTGAAAGATACTATGAATTTAAATCAAGTTCAGATATAGATGGGTTACCACAAATTATCAAATACGATAGAACTATTGAAGTTTTCCCGTTTTGGGGAAATCTTGATTTATGTGAAATAGGTATATCAAGGGTTGATTATGACATATCACAAAGTGGTATTAGAATCGAACCTATATCATTAATTTTAACATCTACAATTACAGACGATAATGGAGATGCCGTAAAAAGAAATGGGGTTATCAGAAGAAATACTGGTTACAAATGTAATCTACAAACTACCGAAGGTAAAATTTCCGCAGTTAGATACACAGGTAAAAAAGTTTATGGTTCAAACGGGACCACATTATACCCTCAATTAGAATATTTTAATCCATCTGAAACTATTGATGAAGATGGTGCGGCAATGGTTGTATTACCAATGAACTTGGAATATGTTTTTACAAATGAATTTGGCGAACAAGAAATCACCAACGACACAAACAAAGGTATACCAACAACTACAATTGCTAGATTTAAATTTTCACTTGATGGTAACAATGAAAAAACGGGAACCGCAAATTATTTAGTACCACAAATTAGAGAATACAACTCAAACACATATGGTCAGAATGATTTAGGTGAGTATAATGAAGACTTATTAACAACATACCAATTTTCTGACGTGTTCGAAGATTATTTAAAAATTGCTTGGCCTGAGGGAACAACTGGTTCAACAATGTCAACAACATATCAAAATGACAAAAAATCATTTATGTTGGGTACGTGTACTGGTTGTGATTTAGGTGTTCCACAAGATGTTTTTTATAAATTTATTTTTGGTAAAGTCTATACGGTTTCATCTTTTCAGGGAACACACTACGAAGTATCTGCGGGAGAATCATTTTTAGGACTTTCAAGAAGAGATGCATTTTTAGGTTTAAAAGAAATTAGACCAAATACAGAAGATGATTGTACAAGTAAAGCTAATTATTTCCCAACCAATTTTGCATTTAGAAATAGAATAAAATTTGGACTGATATTATCTGAAGTTTTACTATTCGTACAATATATTTTTACAATTGTACAGATATTTGTTTTTGAGACTATAGGTAGAGTTATGTGGAATGTGGGTGGTGCGGCCATGGCATTTAAATTTTTGGGTAAACACTATTTAATGGGAATTGGTGTGGGATTAAGGGAATTTGCAATGAGGGTAAAAGAGGGGGGTCAAACAATATTACCATTAACAACATACCCCGATTGTGAGGAATGTACAACCGATGTTGATAGTGCAACTCAAAATTCTGGTGGTGGTAATCTTAGTTTATATAATAGAAGTGCGGAGATTAAAACTATAGTTGTACCATATGAAGGATATATTTATTTGGTTTATTTGTCAGGACAAACACCAAACTATTTAAATACAAGTACAACAACAGGTACAACATTTTTAACTGAATTATATGCTGGTGAGTCGGCAAAAGAAACTAGTGCAACTGGAATAACCGAAAGTCAGATTACATTATTACATACATACTCAAATCCAAACGCAACATCAGAAAGAAGATTTGTTGGTGGAATTTATCCGCTAGCTGGTACTGACCCATCCACAGACACATTTAATGATATGTTTACAGAATTTAATTCCGCATTTGTAGACGGACAATTAAATTCATATTTTCAATTAGTTAACGTAACATCACCAACAAATACGGGTAACTCTGTAAAAATTACGGTTATTCCTAATCAAAGTGTTTATGCTGAATACGTTGACGTAGCGGGAGGAGCAATTCCCGCAACGGAAGATATTGAAGTTGAACTTTTAATTAGAAATAATTGTGATTATACATATAGAACACAAACGGTAACAATTTATAGTGGACAAACAGGTAGCACTAATTCAACATTACAATTAATAGATTGTGGAGGAGGTTCTACACAACTAGAAAGTTATGAAAGAGTTAGTTCAATTACACCGGACACATATAGACCATATAATACAGGTGGAGGAGTATCATATGAAAACCGACCAGCAATTAAGATATCCTATGATCAATGGTCAACATATGCCGGTGTAGATTATTCTAGTGGAGGTATTGATGGAATAAGGGACTTATATGCCGTTGTTAGACTTTATGATAAGGGAAGTTTGAAAACAACGGGGGCGTTAGGTCAACTAGTAATTGAACAAGGATGTGCAAAGTATGATAAATTTTATGATGAAACTAATGTATTAACATATCTATGGTCATCATCTGGAGGATATGGTACCGCAACTGATGTATCAAACGCGGGTAATACTAATGGGACCCAATGGTACAAAGCAACAAAACGTGTAACATATGATGAGGGTAGAACGGTTAACTCATTTCACCAATTGGGAAAACCATTTTATACTAATTCAGCATATAGTGAATCGTTAACAAGTCCTGGTTCGAATTATACTTTAGTGGCCGCCATTGCTGGTGACACAACCACAAGGAGACTACCGAATGTTGCAGATTTAGAGGGTGGAGATAATACATATTCTAAAAAAACAAAATCAGGATTAACTGAAATTAGAGATGGTGTCGTTACAATTGTTCCTGTTATTAACGGTACATCTAAAAATCAATCAGTAATAAAGGAATGGTATCGAAGAAAAAGAGTTGGTGTTTTCTTTTGTGGTGGAGTAACAAATTATTCGTTCATTGATAACTGGTTAAATGGTGTACTATACTTTTTTAAATTTGATAAGAGAATAAAATGGGACGATGTAAATGTTTTAGATTTAAATCAAAGAGGTTCAAAATACCCAAGAGAGTTAGTTTTTTATAATATACTTGACCAACAATTTTATTATAGGGCAACACCATACGTTCCAATAACCGGAACCACAGGTGGATTCATCGGACAAAAACCAAATTCAAATAGTGTCTATAAAGAAATATTACACCCAACAACATTTTATGACGTGGGGGTTAGAGATGAATTTTTATATGAAATATGTCAAGATCCAAGAATTGACCCAACGTGTTCTGTAATTAGAGATGTTAATACAACTTCATATCAAGACCCTGCAAATATTGTAGAATATGCAATAAATTATAGATTAGATATAAATGGTGGCAAATTTGATGTTGGTGATTTCTTTAGTGGAGCTGGAATGGGTTCCAATGTTGGGGGATTTGACGGAGACATAACCCAATTAATGTCAATAAATTGTGAGGCAGGTATTGAAGGGTTTGATTTAGATAGTCCACATTATTTTATTTATAATGGTGAATTAATGGATCCGGAAGATGATTATTTTTCATCTTTTTTCAAACCGACAGGAACATTTGGACCAACACCAATAGATTTAAAATTAGATACAAATGGTTCATTTATAAGACAATGTTTAAATTTTAGATTGGGTGATTATTCACAAAAGGTGCCATTCTATTTGTGGGATAAAAAGGGAACAGGATTTGGTAGTTATAGTACCGATGAAGATGATCAACAATGGGATAGAACATCAATTGCATCAATGAAATTACAAAGAATGTTTTCAATAAGTGGTGCTACCGCAACTGAAACAAATTATTTAATGGCAGATGGTGAAGAAGAATACTTATTAAAACCAATGACAATAACTCACCCACAATATTCATTTACGGGTAATACAACAGATATGTTGGAAAGATTTGAAAATATTAGTTTAAATGCACCAAATACTACAGCAAATGCTGCTCAATATACGAATGTTGAGGGCGATATTTGGTTACACGTACAATCTGGATTTACAATTGACACATCGGTATGGGTAAAAAATCCGGCTAGTGGTACAACATATGTTGTGGTAAATAAAACGTGGGTCGAACAACCCGACAAGTACGTTAAAGATTATAGAGAAACTTTTCTATTTCAAACACAAACAAATTATGATGGAAGAAAACAAGTATTATCAACACCATTCTTATTTTACTTTGGATTGAGACCCGATAAGACATCATTAGATGCATTAATAAAATATTATGGGCCAAAAGGAGCCTTCCCATCAGCTGAATAATGGAAGAGAATAAAAAAATACTCTTACCAAGTAAGAGATTTAAAAAAGCGGATACAGAAGAATTAGATTTAAGATTAAATCTTGAAACAACCGAATCATTAATGAGAATCGGTGATAGAGATATTATTTTAGATATTGATAAATTATACGACAAGGAAAGAAACGAAAGTAAAAAATATAAAATTTTTGGTAAAATAAAAATGGTTTTCCGTAACATGTATAGTGGTAACACGGATTACACTTATTTAAAAGATAGATTATATTTGGTTGGTAATGGAACAACAACAGACCACACAGGATTTTTACCTTACGATGAATTTGCATTATTAAGAAGAGATGTTGTTAGAGAATATAATGAACCACAAACAGGTACAACATTAACAGGATATACGCAAGCACATTTTAAATTAGTAGGACCAACGGGACACACGATTGTAACACCAATAACGGCACCATATCAAAATTGGAACGTTTATTTAAGTTATGTTTATGGTAGTGATTCGGGGTATACAATGACGTATACACTATCAGGAGCAACAAAAACAGAAGGAACTAATATTATACGAAATTTTAAAGCGGGTGATGGAATTCCATTTAGGGTTTCATATAGTGGAGGTACAATGTACGAATTAACAAGTCCTGTTGAACATGGGATGAAGGCGGGTGAATATATTACACTCTCAGGAACTACTTTAACAGGAACAACAACAGGTAGAACATTTTATATTAATACCATAGGAAATGAATTTCATAATTCACAAAATTACGTCATTAATATTTTAAAAAATCAATTAAAATCGGGAACCACTTTTACAAATGTTATGGTGGGAAAAAGAGTTTTAGATAGAAATAATATAAACGGGTCAACATCTAAATATTATGTACATAAACATAAAACACTAACAGATGCGAACTCATATATTTTGGATAAGGTTGGATTTGAAACACCAATATGGGAAGATGAAAAGAAATTAATATTTGAAAATTTCTCAGGAGAGAATGATGTTTTAGTTGAAAGAAATAGAATGGAATCTGTTTTATTTGATTTCAAAGAACCTTTTATATTAACAGGTTTAACGAATAATTTAGGATACACACCAACAGAAGTATATGTAACCACCATTTATAAAAATGGGCAAGGTTATTTTAATTACCCACCAAAAGTAGGACATAAATTTAATTTTCATAATAGTTGGATAGATGAACATTTTAGTGGTAGTACAACGGGGAACACAGAAACTAAAATACCGACAGGTACAACATTCACTAGCAGGTCAGGAGTTTCAGGATTCACACCCGGAGATGTTATACCTATTGGTACAACAGGTCTTACAGGTGCATTCGTTGAATATAATTCAATTGAACTTAAAGAAAGAATAATTAGTGAGTCGTATCATAAATTTACAGCACCAATAACACGATTTAATCACAATCAAGATAATAGTGACCCAAATGGACCTTTATACTCAGGTGCGACCGCAAACAATCCAATTGGATTGTATTATCAACCATTTCACAGAGTTAAACTAAGACAATTGTCACCTTATTTAGAAAGTGCGGCAACAAACGATATCTATAATTTACCTGAAAATGTTACGTTCGACACAAATGAAAAGGTTTGGAGATGGAGAGACCTATATGACCACGGATATATAGATGTGGATGGTAATGGAACTAAGTTTCCATTCACAAACGGTACACATTATGTTAGAACAGACATCAACTTATATTTAAGAAATGAGAGACAATATAACAATAAACCTCTTGGATTGACTCCACCTAATTTTGATTGCTAATGGAAATATTAAGAAAAGATGAAAACCAAAACCTTATCATAAATAAGGAACAGGATTTTCTAAATGATTTAGGTTGGCAAGAAAATATGATTCAGTTCGAGGATGAAGTGTTAAGTACAATCATTAATCCTATTGAGAATTATGAAACAGTTAGATATATCCACAAGCCATATAATACAACTGTTAGCGGATTAACATTTAGCCAAACAGATATATGGTATAATTTTTATTTTGTTAGTGGAACATCATATACCCAAGATTATAATATTGTTGGTATAGATACTCACGAAAATGCAAAAATGTTAAAACAAGCAACCCAAAGTTTCTTTAGGTTAGAGTTTTATAAAACACCACATATTTCAGGAACAACTTATGAACCACCAACAAGAGTAAATAGAAAATTATCATTTGCAAAAAATCTATCTTTACCCTTAGGTGAAAAATATTTTTATACGGGAAATAATATAAATGAGGACATATTCTTCCCTGTTTTTATGGGGTCAAATTATAGAAACAAAGAGAATATGTACTTATTTTGGTTTCAGGATGAAAGTGTTTTATCTGAAACGGTTTTAAGTGGTGATACATTTTGGATGACCACTAAGTTTTTTAATGCAAATGATGGTACAATATTAGATTTTGTTAATAGACCAATTTATAGTAACGTTGAAATAAACGAGGCGAATGACATGTATTATAAACTTGTTATTGATAGAACCGATTATTCGTATCAATACTTTAGATACACGGGAACAACTGGAGATAGGGTCGGTGAAAGTGTCGACTCAATAAAATTTTATGAAAGAAATGGTATTCCTGTACCAACAGCTACACCTACACCAACGCCAACAAAGACCCCAACGCCAACACCAAGTAGTACTTCAACGCCAACACCAAGTAGTACTTCAACACCAACACCAACTGCAACATCAACCGCAACACCAACTCCTACTGCAACAACTGACCCAACAACATATTATTGGTATGCATTAGGTGATTGTAATGATATGAGATATACATATACTCAAGTAACCAATACTGGTTTTGGTATTATCACAATTCCTGGTTTGTGTGGGTTACCAAGTGCAATGGATTATTCCGACCCAGCACATACTGCTTATTATTTTGATACATCTAACCCATGTGGTTTTGGTACAGGATATACAGGGACATATAACGCAAGAAGTTCAACTCAATTAACGGAAGGGGATGTTTATACAATAAGTGGAACATGTTATTCAATAATTGAACTTAATTCTGAACCACCAACATGGACAATTAATATGGACGGTAAAACAAAAGAAGAAGGTGCAAATCCATGTTTTGATTGTCAACCACCATTTACAGGATTTACATATTATACTTATTCAGGTGTAACGTGTGGTGAGGATGAAATCATTGTTTATGATATTTCACCTTATGTGTTGAATTCTATAAGTCCACAAATAGGTCAATTATATTTATATCATGAGTATGATGCAAATGGTACATTAGTAAATCCTGGTAATAGCTGTGTAGAAATTACGGGGTATATTGGAGAGTTTGTTGGACCTAAAGTTGTAGTACCATTACCTGGAGGAATAGAAGGATCAACTTATTCAGTTCCAGTAGGACCAATATTAACTGGAGGTGGTGAAATTAATGATTGTACTGAATGTATTCCACATTGGAATATTACAACTGTAAGGTGTGACGGAGATTTGACCGATTTAATTGGTTACCCAATATGGTCAACAACAAAACCAGCAATTGATTCTGTAATTAAAACAAATGCCAATGATGGAGTTTGTAGAAAAGTCACAGATGTGTTCCCACTTAAATCCATACCATATTTAGGAGGTTATATCGGTAATATGCATCCACAAATTTACTACGTAAGTTCAACCTATACCGATTGCCCAACATGTACATCCGATTAATAACGTTCTTTTAATAAATTATACTTTAGGAACATAATAAAAAAACAAAATAAACAGATATTTATATAAAAACAACAAACGATGAGATTAACATTCACATTACAATCGGCATATACAGGAACAACATACGTTGCTGGTCCCTTTAACATTTCTGGAACAACAAGTGCGGGAACAACCTATTGGTTGGCCACAGGGGTTACTAAAACACAATTAACCGCCGGACATGCAGTAGATACAATTTACGAAACTTTAACAGGTGGTACAATTGCTAGTACAGGAACATGTACAACGACAAGAAGTTGGCAGATTTCAGAACCTGAACCTGTAACAGTTAGTTTACAGGTTTATGGTAAAGACGAAGACGCTACACCTCAGAATGCTATCATAACATTTACAGTAAATGGTAGTTCACCTACCACTTTAAACAACCTTGAACCACTACCATCGAATTGTGGTTTACTTTATACAATTAACAATTTGGAACTTGGAGATGTTGTGGTAATTGAAAGTGTAGACACATACCCAATGTCAGGAGTAGGTTCATCAACATGTCCAACACAAAGTGGTAGTGCAACATCATACACACATACAATTGGCATTAGTAGTGGAACTGACTATGTTGCATTATCAATTAATTCCGGTGCTAGCGTTTAAACAATCAAAACTATTCAATATTAAAACCCCTTTATTATAAGGGGTTTTTTGTTTATTTTGGTTTATTAGCCATTTTAAAATTTTAAAATTGATTATAATGATGAAAAGTTAATTTATGTTATTTATAGTAGGTGAAAAGAATAAAACATACCATACAAAGGAAGAGTATACTACAAGTAAAATTGGTTTCATTAACAGACCAAGCTTGGTATGACTATGATGGTAACATTATTTTTTGGAATACTTTATCAAACACAACGTTACTTACAGGTACAACTGTTTATAATATAACAGGAAGTACAGTTACAGATGGACATTATGTGTGGGGTACACCAACCCCAAATATATGGAATTTTATTGACCCAACTAAAGTTTATGGAGACTATCAATTACCACTTTATTTAAATGCAAAAGTTGATGAATATGGACCAATGGTTGAATTTGATGGTAACATCAATGATGATAAATTTAGTGCTAATTTCTCATATAGTGGTATATGTGGCTCAAGTACATTTGATTTAATTGTATATAACACAACAAATGTAGGTAAATTAAAACCAATGGAAACTGCGGTGTTTACGGTCTATTGGGGAGATGGTACATCTTCAAATTTACCGGTTAATGGACAAGCAACAAAACAATACACAAGCAATGGAGATAGAACTGTTATTGTAAAATTAGTATCACCATGGACAACTGAACAAGTAACTAAAATTATAACTGTTAATTGTGAGGCATTTGTAACGCCAACCCCAACACCAACAAAGACCCCAACTCCAACACCAACAAAGACCCCAACTCCAACACCTACTGCAACACCTACTGCAACCCCTACACCGACCACAAGTCCTACGTCAACCCCAACCCCTACACCGACAAGGACGCCAACACCTACGCCAACAGGG